TATCCTGCAGGTCTTCGGCGACCGGACAACTTCTTGCGAAGGCCTTGAACGCCGGTAGGCGGTAAAGCGGCTCCTGATACCCCACCGTGATCGGGACGCCAAGGTTCTGCAGGATGCCGCAGAAGGCGGCGCGCGCGGACCCGTCTTCGATCAGGAACGGGATCACGTAGTAGACATGGGTGCACCCAGGCCGGACCACCGGCATGCGCAGACCGGAGATGTCGCCGATGGCGGCGAGGATCGCCTCCGCTTGGTCCACCCGGTTCTGCACCATTTCCTTGCCGCGCCGGAGCTGCGCCAGGGCGACGCCTGCGCACAGCTCCGGCATGCGCAGGTTGAGGCCGATTGGACCGCCGCTGTGTTCGCCGTGATTGATGAAGGCGCGCAGTTTGCGCGCCAGCTCATCGTCATCGGTCACCACCATGCCGCCTTCGCCGCACTGCATGTGCTTGTGGACGTTCAGCGAAAAGACGCCGATGCTTCCATTGGTGCCGGCATAGCGGCCATTGGAGGTCATCGCGAATGGCGATTGCGAATTGTCTTCGATCAGATAAGTCCGGTGCGGGCCTTCGCCCGCATGCCATTCGCGCCGTCCAAGCTCACTCGCCTGCCCGAACAGGTTCGTCGTGAAGATCGCCCTCATATTTCCCGGCATCCGCCCCGGCACCATGCCGAAATCCACGTCGTTGACATCGCAGAAGTACGGTTTTGCCCCGGTGAACATCGGCGCCGCCGCCGTGGCGCTCATGGTCATCGCCGGGCAGGCAAAGCTGTCACCCGGACCGAGCCCGACGGCGAACGCCGCCGCCAAAAGGCCGGAGGTCGCTGAATTGCAGGCAATGGCATGTTTCACGCCGAACATTTGCGCCCACTCGGTCTCCAGGTTTTCGACGAAAATGCCGCCACGCGCCTTGCCGGCGAGGTAGCCGGAAAGCGGGAATTCATCAGGATTTCGGAACATGCGCCAAAGAAATTTATGGTCCTCCAGGCCAACGGCATTGTACTTTCTCATGTCCATTAAAGCGGCTCCCTCCGGTAGGTCACAAAATCCCCCTCATCGGTGACCGGCTCGAAACCGCACTGCCGGAAGATCTTTCGTGACCGGATGTTGCTCTTACGGATTTCGGCATTGATGGCGTATTCGTGCATGTAGCCGCAGGCCTGCGCCAGCGCCGCGCGCGCCATGCCCCGGCCGCGCAGCCTCGGCGCCATGGTAATCGACGCATTGTAGCTCATGACGTCGCCGCGATCGGCATCGAACCGGATCACGCCGACCGAACCAAGGTTTTCGTCCTCGACGATCATCACCAGGTGCTCCGGGTAGCCCTGCGCGACATTAAACTGCATCCACTGATCATGATCCTCGCGCGGCACCGGGGCCGTGCTCCGAAAGCAGGCCTGCGTCACCGGATCGTTGCGCCAGGCAAAAAGGGTGTCCGCGTCCCGAAGGGTCGCTGGCCGAAGAAAGGTCATCGCCGGATGTTCCGCAGCGTCATGAAGGCTTCGGCGCGATCGACGCCGCAAAATGCGCCGCGCAGTTTTTCCAAATGGTTGGCTGCCTCGAACGATCTGGGATGAGGATGGTCACGCATCTCGGACGTGTAGCATTCGAGCGCATGCATTTTGGCGATCGACATTTGCCCGCTGACATCAACGAAATGGTTCGGTGCGAACCCGGTGCCCCATTCCGTGGAGGATAGCACCTCAAAGGCATAGATCGCGTTGACCGAGCTGCCCGGCAGCGGCCGGCAGGCCGTCATTGTCGCCCGATGCACAATCCTGTGGTCAAGATTGAGGTCGTCGGCGTGGTGGGTATAGACAATCGTCGGCTTGATCATGAAGGCGTGCACCTCGATCAGCTTGACGATGTCCAGGAGCGCGAGCTGATCAAGCCGCTGGTCGGAAAAATCGAGAAACTGCGGCGGTTTGGTCCCGATTATCTGGCTCGCGGCGAGCGCCATCAGGTTGCGATTCGGCAATGCCTTCATGCCGCGTGAGGTCTCGCCATCGGCGACGAAGAGAACATTGACGTCGTCGCCATCGGCGACATGCCGCGCCATGGTGCCGCCGCAGCCAAGCACTTCGTCATCGGGATGCGCGGCGATGACAAGAACGCGCTCACTCACGCGACGTACTCCTCCACGTAGGTCCGCCGGATGGTGATCTCGTCGACCTTGGCCGGCGGTTCGAACGGTTGCCCGGCCCAGACCCGGATTGTCGCGTTCAGAATGTCGAATCCCGCCATCACCGTGAACATGCACGAGCCGGACAGGCGCGGGTTCAGCTCAATGATGTAAAGTTTCCGCGTCCCGGCCTCTCGCACCATCTGGATGTTGATCGGTCCCATGAAATGGAAGGCGGCGACGATATCCTTGGCGAGGCTGATGATTCCCTCGTCCATCACCACCTTGCCGATCACGGAAACCCCGTTGGTGATGATCCGCAGGCGCGGCACCGCGAACAGGAACTTGCCATCAAGGCCGGTCAGAACATCAACGGTGTATTCATCGCCCTCGATCGCCTTCTGCAGCAGAAAGTGGCCATCTTCCTGCACGCCGTCGTACATCGGCCAGCTATCGATCTTGATAATGCCCTTGCCGCCGCGTCCCATGTCCGGCTTGGCAAAGCTCGGGCCGCCGTCCGATCGCGGCGCCACCGGAAGCCGCATTCGCTCGAATGCGTTCTGCTGCTTTACCTTGCTCGTAAATATCTTGATGGTCTCGTGCGGCGACCAGGTGCCGCTGCGCCAGGTGATCCGATCGAACGCCCGTAGCTCCTCGTCCAGAAACGGAAGATAGATGTCCGGGTCCTTGCCGATGATGAAATCAAGGTATTCCGGCTCGGTCGCCAGCGGCGAAACGTGGAATTCATCGGCGACGCCAGCCCCAAAGGGCAGGCAGTCATGAGCTATGACGTAGTGGCCAAGCGATTTCAGGTGCCGGATGATCCCCGGTGCTACCGGAGATGCGGCAGCAGACATCATGATCCGCATAGAAGAGCCTCCCGCAATTCGTCGATGGACATTCGGCGTGCATGTTCGCTGCCGTTGCCGGCCCCCATGCTTTCGTGACGTTTCTCAAATGCCGGAAGCCCTCGAATTTCCATTTCTGCACCCATGGCTTCGGCGAGGTCACCGAGACGATAGGCCGGCAGCGCGGGAATCGCAATCTCTCCTCCTTTCATGTTGTTCGCAGTGTCCAAAACCAGACTCACCGCCTCGTCCATCGTCATAAAAAACCGTGTACATTCAGGGTCGGTCACCGGAACGGCCTTTGCGGTCTCTAATATCTTACGCCAGGTCGGGACCACCGAACCTGTGCTATTCCAGACATTGCCGTAGCGGCAGACCGCAAAAATCGGGCCGTAGTTACCCCTGGTGTTGTTCGCGGCCAGGAAAAGCGACTCCGCGAAGGCCTTACTGGTCCCGTAGGGGCTGACCGGCTCAAAGGCCTTATCACTTGATAAGGCGACGACCTTGGCAACGCCGGCATCGGTCGCCGCCTCGATCACGTTGGCGGCGCCGTCAATGTTGGTTTTCTTGACCTCCAGGGGATTGTAGGCGCCGGTCTCGATCCGCTTCAGCGCGGCGGCGTGGATCACCACCTCGATGCCCTCCATCGCCCGCCGCAGCCGGTCCCGGTCGCGCACGTCGCCGATGAAAAAGCGCAGGCGGAGGTCCGGACCAATTTCGCGCGCCATATCGGCTTGCCGGTGCTCACTTCTTGAATAGATCACAAGCCGGCTGCAGCCCGAATTGATCAGGAGGCGCTTTGCGCAGGCGGTCCCGAACGCCCCGGAACCGCCCGTGATCAGGATGGATGTCATGAAGTGCGGACCATCGGTGCAACGCTTCCCCCGGCCAGGCGCTCCTCGACATCGCCTCGCAGGATGGCCTGGCTTACGATGCTGAGCGCATGGTCATAAGACTTGAGGATGCGCACGATCTCCCCCGGCCCATGCGCGGCACAGAGGTTGTGACTCGCGGTGATCAGCGTGCCGGAGGCAACCATCTCCTTGCGGAAAAGCGCGGCGATCTTGTCGTCATGGAATTTCAGGCGAATGAGCGGTGCTTCGCCGCATGTCCGGATAAAGCCGTCGAGCTTGTTGTCTTGAATGCGATACCTGACCTCGCCTTCCAGCCAGTTCCCGGTCTCCCAAAGCTTCGGAATGATGTCATTCCGCTCCAGCTTCCGGATGGTCGCAAGGCTCGCCGCTAGCGACAGCGTTTCGCCAAAGAACGTTCCGCTATAGAAGATATTATCAGGCGGTTCCATCTTCGCCATGATATCGCGCCGGCCGACCACGGCGGACAGCGGCATGCCGTTGGCCATGGCCTTCCCGAAGGTGGCGAGATCCGGCGTCACGCCCCAAAGCTTCTGCGCGCCGCCCAAATCGAAGCGAAATCCGGTGATGACCTCATCGAAGATCAGGACGGTGCCGGTAACGTCGCATGCGCGCCGCAACTCCTTCAAGTATTCCGGCTTTCCCTCCGGCTCGACAATGACCGCAGCAAAATTCGAAAACGATTCGCCGGGGGCTTCGCCGAATCGAACGCGCGTGGTCAACGCCTTGACGTGCGCCGGCACACCGAGATTGCGCTCGGTGCTCCAATCCGCCCAGCCGTGGTATCCGCCGCAGATCAGGATTTTTTCGCGCCCCGTGTACGCGCGCGCGAGGCGGATCGCCGCCGTCGTCGCGTCGGTACCAGACTTGCCAAACCGGATCGCTTCGGCGCAGGGGATGAGGCGACATAGCGTTTCTCCAAGCTCCGCTTCAAGCTCGGTAGCGAGGGAGAAGGAAATACCGGAGCTAAGTTGCCGCCGGATCGCCACATCAACATCCCCATCGCGATATCCAAGTATGTTTGGGAGCAGCGCAGACACCAGATCAACGTACTCATTTCCATCGATATCCCAGATAAGTCCTCCCTGCCCGTGGGATAGGAAGAGAGGAGAGGGTTGAGCATATTGGAGATGGCTTTTGCTGAAGGTTTGCGCAGCGAGCGGGATGACCGCTTTGGCGCGGGCGAACTGCGCTTGCGACCTTTGATACGTCCTTTCATAGATCGGCTCCAATGCGAGGGCTTCAAAATAGCGTTCGTTCATCGGGTGGTGGTCGTTGAGCGTCCGAAACAGCGGGTGCGCGTCCAAAATGCCCAAAATATCGAGCATACCGGGTACCCCCTTGTCCCAGGGCCAATTCGAGGCGATCGCTTTGCAGAAATCGTAGTCGTCGGCGGTGTCGAGCACCCAGCGCTCATGCTCCAGGCTCGGAATCGTGTTGATCACGGTATCGGCAGCGAAGCGCGACCGGTTCCGCTCAATCCAGGTACAAACGCCGTCCCTGTCGATCGGCCGGGTCGCCTCCTTGTCGGCCGTAAAGAGCGCGTACTTGGTCATTGCCTGCACGTCGAGACCGTCCGGATAGGTGCGCGGGCTGACATTGGTCACGAATGAGGCGCCGGTTTGCTTCTGCAGTCGGACCACGTCGCCAATCGCCCGTGGGTCCAAAAATGGGCAGTCACCGGTCAGGCGGAGGATGACATCGGCGTTGCTTTCTTTCGCGGTCCCGACAAACCGCGAGAGAACGTCGGTTTCGGAGCCGCGAAAACATGGAATGTCATGAGCTTCGCACCATACGGCAATCACGAGATCAGCCGGCAGCTTCGACGTCGCCACCCAGACCTCGTCAACACCCGGCGCGGCGCGGCAGGCGCGCACCGACCACTCCAACACCGGATGGCCGCCCAGATCCATCATCACCTTGCCGGGCAGGCGGGTCGATCCCATCCTTGCCTGGATAACCGCAACAACCTTCATGCCAATCCTGCCATTTTGCGAACGTCGAGAAGAATTTTGAGGGTTTCGATCCCATCGGCGCCGGTCGCGCCAAGCGCTTCGCGGCCTTCGATGCGGTCAATGAAGCCATTCATCTCCGCAAGGTAGTCATCGTCGTAAGATCCGGGACCGGTGAAATGATTGGAGTGAACGACACCGGGAAACCTGAGGTCACCGAGCCGCGTCACCATCGATCGCGCCGGCAGATCGCAGAACAGATCGCCATCATCTCCGACGATTCGGAACTGCCGCACCTCGTTCACGGTGACAAAATCCAGATGGAAGCTCGATCGGCACCCGTTATCGTGCTGCAGCACGAAATGGGCGATGTCTTCGTGTCCGCCGCTGAGATTGAGCCGCACGCTGGCAATCAGAACCTTCGCCGGACCCAACAGGTGGAGCGCCAGGTCGACCTCGTGCGCCCCGGTGTTCAAAATGACGCCATCGGAGAGGTAGGGCCGTTTCGTGGTCGTGGTGGCACAGGTGAACGCCGCCCAAATCGGCTTACCGACCTCGCCGCTGTCCATCCAGGTCTTGGCCTCCATGACGCAGGGGTGAAAACGCAGGTTGTTCCCCATCATGACCACGGCACCCTTGCTGCGCGCAAGCGCGAGCGAGGCCTCCAGGCCGGGTACATCGCCGTTGGCGATCGGCTTCTCAATGAGCATGTGCCGGCCACGTTCGGCGGCAGCGCGGATGCAGCCCCAATGGACATAGGTCGGAGTCGCAATCACCACTGCGTCGCAGGTCTCATAAATGTTGCGCTCCAGGCGGACAGCCATGAGACCCGCCGGGTCGTAGACCACCGGCTCGCGACCGAGCATCCGCAGATTGGCCGCATGCCGCTGGCCGATCGAGCCATAGCCGACAATGCCAAATTTCATCGGACTCTCTTCTTGCGCCGGTAGGCCCGGACTGCCGCCAGGATCTCATCCAGACGGATCAGCACCATCACGATGCCGTCGCCTTCACCCTCGACGCTGTGCGCCCGCTTCATGATCTCTTCGGTGAGCGTCATTGGGTGAGCATCCTTGTCAGATCCGAAATCCGTTGATCATTTTCGCTGATCGCGGCCAGCTCCCGCCGGGTCTCTGCCGGCGCGTGCTTCAGCGCGATCTCGATCAGTCGCTTCCACGGCATGTTGTTGATCACCCGGATGCGGAAGATCTCGTCGATAATGTCCTGTTGCTCCATCATCGGATCCTCCCGAACAGCATCGCCGACTCGGGATTGCCCTTGAGCAGGAAATGCCCCGGCAACTCGCCTTCCTGGACGAACTTGCTTCCCCGGATAATCCGCAGCATCGCCTCGTTGCTCTTCATGCAACCGGCTTCGAGCTTTCTTACGTTGCCACTCTCCCTGTTGAGCAACCAGTCACAGGCCGCCATCCAGGCCTCTCGCCCCAATCCCTGCCGCAGGGAACCCGGTTCGCCGATCATGATCCCAACATCGGTGACATCGTTCGGGTCATCATGCCGGGCGCTCAGGTTGCCGATATAATTTCCGGTATCGACGCGATAAATGCCCCATAGGTGAGACTTGCCCCGGAACGAGCTGACATACGCGAGCTGGGTACTCAGTGTGTGGGTCTGGTGACGCTGTTCCGAATAGCGCATCACTTCCGGGTCGCGCAGCCATGCCAGGTTACGCGGCGCCGGCTTCTTCAGGGGCCGCAAAGTGAGTCGCGCTGTCGATATTGTTGCGGGCGTCATGATTTCTTGATCCGCTTGTACAATTCGCACCACATTTCCGGCATGATGCCGCCCTCGACCACCTGGCATTCGCCGCTTACTTTCCCGGCACGCAAGATGAAATGCAGGCAGTAAAATCTGTCCGCGTGATAGGTCGGGCCGCAGTGCGAGTGCATCATGCCCTTGCTGTAGTCGACTTCTTCCTTGCTGTGCTTCATCAGAACGTCGCGACGTTCACCACGACCATTTTGAGATCGCGGATCTTCGCCGGCTCCAGGTACTCGGTGCGTTCCTTCACCTTCTTGTTGACCACCGTGACACGCGTCGCGTTGTGGCTTTGGAGGATCGCCTTCATGTCGATCTCGAAAAACAGCTCCTGGTCGGTCGCGTCGGTCAGCTTCTGTTCGCCGGAATAGAGCATCGAGGATTCGAGCGGAACGTTTTCGTCGGGATCGGCGATAAAGACCTGCACAAGACGTCGGCTCACGGGCATCTCCTTTGGTTTTTGGGGTTTGGGTTGGGTTTGGATCATCGCGCCAGGGGGGGACGCAAACTGTCCCTGCGCCGCTGCCTGCCGGCCTGGGTTCCAGGCGGGGAGGAGGCCCGCGTCAGAGTAGAGCAGGGCGGGGTTGGTAGCCTGGACGATGCCAAGCGGCTCCGTAAGATTGCTCAATCCATAGATCGTGTGGGTGTGGCTCGCGCTCTGCATCGATGGGAGATCGCCGATCATCGCATCTTCTCCAGCAGGTGATCAATGATCCGCAGCTCGGTCTCCAAGGCCAACCTGATCCCGCTGGCGCCAGCGCCGTAGTCACCCATCGCCTTCAGTTCATCCAGTCCGGGCACTCCGCTTTTGTCCCGCTTCGGCCTGCCCATCAGGTCGACCTCTTCATACGGAGGATCGCCCCGGATCAGGCGTCGGCGCAGTTCCACCATCTCATCGCGATTCATGCGGTGCTCCGTTCTGTGACGTAGGTTTCGATCGCCAGGCCGATCAGCGTCGCGACCGACATGTGCTCGTCATGGGCCATCAGGCGGATCATTTCGCGCGACGCCGGCCGAACATTAATCCTGGTGGTCCAGGTGACGCGATGGCGCTCGGTTTGTTGTTCCATGGGGCGATATCGATAGCGCGCTGTCAGCGGCCTGTCACCATGAATTGAGAGCAACTTCACTTTATAAGCGGACGGGCTTATGTTTGTCGGATGTCCGAACTGCAGCAGATCATCCCGCGACCGGGGATCATCCGGCCGGAGAGGCCGTACCAGACACCGGACCGGCGCTGGGAAGAGGTTTGCGATCAAATCTATGGCAGCTCGGCGCTGCCGGAAAATATCCGGTTCGAACGTGACCCGCTCTACCGCACCCGAATCTTCACCATGCAGGCCGCCCATGATCACACCAATTGGTTCTGGTCCAGCATCTACGCGCTGATGATCTTCGCTGACCTCTGCTGGTATTTCCTGCGGATGGTGGCATGAGCGACGGCCTCCTCACCCTCGCCAAGGCGACGAAGCGCTACCGGGAAATCCAGGAAGCCGAACGGCTTGAGGCCACCTTTTACGAATTCGTCAAAGCGGCGTGGCCGGAGGTAGACCCGGCGGAATTCGTCGACAATTGGCACCTTGAGGACATTTGCAATCACATGGAGGCGGTCGCGCGCGGCCATATCTCGCGTCTTCTGCTCAACGAACCGCCGCGCACCGGCAAGACCTTCATTGTCTCGATCTGCTTCTGCGCCTGGGTTTGGGCGCAGCGCGAGCGCGGCCCGCTGATGGGACCGCAGGTCTCTTTCTTCTATGCCAGCTACGCCGAACAGCTCTCCCTGGAGCATTCGACCAAATGCCGGCGGCTGATTCAATCGAACTGGTACCGGCGCCTATGGGGATCAAGATTTAAGTTGATCCGGGAAACCCAGGGCTACTTTGAAAACGACAAGCGCGGTTACCGTATGGCGTCCTCGGTCGACGCCAAGGCGACCGGCTGGGGCGCGGACATTCTGGTCGCCGACGATCCCCACCTGGTCAAGGAGGCGGAATCGGAGCGCGTCCGCGAGGAGACCTGTCGCTGGTGGTCGGAAACCATGCCGTCGCGCCTCAACGATCGCAAAACCGGCGCCATGGTCGTGGTGATGCAGCGCGTTCACGAGGGCGACCTGGCCGGCGAGATTTTGAGGAAGGACGATCTGGAACGCAAGGCCGGGCGTTTGCCGAACTACGTGCATTTCTGCGTGCCGATGTCCTATGTGCCGTGCCAGCACGTCAACGCCTGGGTGGACGACAAGGTCGTTACCTTCATCGGCGAAGACATCGAGGAAATCCCGGAGGAGGACATCTTCTGGGTCGACCGGAGGAGCGAGGAGGGCGAGCTGTTGTGGTCTGGCCGGTTCCCGGCCAGCGAAGTTATCAAGCTCGAATCCGAGCTGGGGCCATACGCCTACGCCGGTCAATACCAGCAGGAACCGGCGCCACGCGGCGGCGGCATCATCCGCAAAGACTGGTGGCAGATCTGGGACAAGGAAACGGCGTCGGAAAACGGCGTCGCTTTCGAGGAGGGCGACGACGGCAAGATTAAAGAGATCTACCCCGGATTTGAGTACATCCTGGCCGCTCTCGATACCGCGTTTACCGAAAAAGAGGAAAATGACCCGTCCGCACTCTCTATATGGGGCATCTTCCGCGATCCCAACGGGCAGCCCCGGATCTTCCTGATCTATTGCTGGCAAGCCCGGCTAGCGATCCACAATCTGGTTACCCGCGTCGGCGCTGATTGCCTGAAGTGGAAAATCGACCGGTTGCTGATCGAAGATAAGGCGGCGGGCCATTCCGTGAGCCAGGAACTGGCGCGGCTGTTTGGCTCGTTCGCTTTCGGCATTGAGCTGGTCAATCCGAGCAGCGGCTTCATCAAATCCCCGGACAAGTCGGCGCGGCTGATCACCGTCGTCCATCTGTTCGCCGAGGGCCTGGTCTACGCCCCGGACCGCGATTGGACCGACGAAATGGTGCAGCAATGCGCCACGGTGCCGCGCGCGATCCATGACGACCTCGCCGATACCTGCAGCATGGCGCTGATTTGGCTGCGCCGCTCCGGCTGGGCGATCAAGAAGGAAGAGCGGACAGTCGAGCTGCAGGACGAGACCAAGTATCGGCCCCGGTCGGGCGCATTGTATCCGATCTGACGTCGTGATAAATCTGAAAGACATTTCAGACCTTGGACGGCCAAATGGCCTCGCAAACCAGCCTCCGATTGCTCGATCCGGAGCCGACAGAGCACCAGCTCAGTTCGGCTGAATACGATCTTGACGAGGGCAATCATACCATCACTTTCGACGCAAATGGCGTCGCCAAGATTGAGCATCCGGACGGCTCGGTTACTTTCGATGAGAACCGCGACCGCAATGCCGGCGAGACGGACGGCAACGATTTCTACCGCAATCTCGCCGATGAGGTCGACGACGACGAACTAACCTCAATGGCCTCGGAGCTTTTGGCTGGCATTGAGCTGGACGATCAATCGCGCAAAGATTGGTTAGAGACCCGGGCAGCGTTCATCCGGCTGCTGGCGCTGAAACTTGAAGAGCCTCGCGGCGACATCGGCACCTCATCGGCGCCGCTTGAGGGCATGGCCTCGATCCGCCATCCGCTGATGCTTGAGGCCACCATCCATTTCCAGGCCAATGCGCTTGGCGAACTGCTTCCGGCCACCGGGCCGGTCAAGGTTCGCAACGATCTGCCAATGCGGCCGGATCTGCCGGCGCCAGCACCGAATATCGCCGGAGCACAGCCAGGTGCACCGCCCGCGCCACCGCCGCAAACCCCGCCGCCCGTACCCGGAGCGCCGGAGGGCCAGGCGATGGACGATCTGGCGTCCGCACTCGAAATTGACATGAACCATTTCCTGACGGTGACGGCGACCGAGTACGTGCCCGACACCGACCGGATGATGTTCTACATCGGCTTCGGCGGCGACGGATTTAAGAAGGTCTACAACCACGTCTTGAAACGGAGACCCGTCTCGGAATCCGTTGACGCCGAAGACATCATCGTCAGCAACGCCGCGACCGACATCAGGAACTGCGGCCGGGTCACCCATCGCATCAAGATGCGTCCCTCGATGGTGAAGCGGATGCAGAAGGCCGGCGCCTACCGCGACGTGGCGCTCGGATCGCCGAACCCAGCACAGCAAACCACGGCGGTTGAGAAAGAGAAGGCCGAAATCGGCGGCTACAAGCTGCAGCCATCGCGGCCCAAAGATGCCGACTACGAAATTTACGAATGCTATTGCGAGTGGGATCTCGACGACTTCGCGCCGAAGCAATTCAAGGGCGACGGCATCCCGCTTCCCTACGTCGTCACCATGGAGAAAGAAAGCCGGCAGGTTCTCGGTGTTCGCCGCAATTGGGAAGAGGACGACGAACAGGCGCTCGCCAAGCAGTTCTTTGTCCAGTTCCCGTTCATCCGTGGTCTCGGTTTCTATGGTCTCGGTCTCGGTCACATCCTTGGCAACGTCACCATGGCGCTGACCGCGATCTGGCGGATCATGATCGACAACGGGATGTTTTCGAACTTCCCGGGCTTCCTGTTCGCCAAAGGGGCAGGGCGGCAGAACACCAACCAGATTCGCGTCCCGCCAGGCGGCGGTTTTCCGGTCGATGTGCCGCCGGGCATGCGCATCCAGGATGCGTTCATGCCGCTGCCATATAAAGAGACCGGTGCGGCCTTCACCAACCTGGCAAGCAACATTGAGCAGGTCGGCCAGCGCCTCGGTCAGACCGCCGAGCTGAACATCGGCGAGGGCAAACAGGATGTTCCGGTCGGCACCACCATGGCGCTGATCGAACAGGCCACCAAGATCATGGACTCCGTGCACAAGCGGCTTCACGCCGCGCAGGCGCAGGAATTCCAGCTTTTGAAGGAGCGCTTTCGCGAAGATCCGGAGGCCTTCTGGCGCCACAACAAGCGGCCATCGCGGCAGTGGACCGTTGAACAGTTCAAACAGGCGCTGGAGCAGCGCGAACTGGTCCCCGTTGCCGATCCGAACAACCCGACATCGCTGCACCGCATTGCCAAGGCAACCATCATCGATACGCTGGTCCAAAAGTATCCGCAGGACATGGACAAGCGCGCAGCGCTGAAACGTATCATGCGCATCGCGGACATCGATAGCGAAGGCCTGATGCAGAATCAGACCGCACCGCCGCCGCCAGACCCGCGCATGGAAGCGATCAAGGCCAAGGCGGCGGCCGAACAGATGAAGGCGCAGATCGACCAGGCCAAGGTCCAGATCCAGGCACAAACTTCGCAGATGACGTTTGCCGACAAGGAAAAGGAACGCGCCTTCAAGCAGCAGATGCAGCAATACGAGATGCAGCTTGAGCAGCTTCGCGTCCAGGCCGAAATGGTCATCCACGCCCACGACATCCAGCGCGACAACATGTCGGCGCAATCCGACATGGCGGTGAAACAGGCCACCGCCGTACACGGCATCATTGCCGATCACGCCGCCGGCCAGGCGGACCTGCAGCAAACCGCGCAGAAGCATCAGCTCGAAATTGGCGCCAATGCGCAGAAGCATATGCAGGAAATCGCGGCGCAGCGGCAGAAGCACGAACAGGATCTCGCGGCGCAGCGCGAGCGGCATGGCCAGGAGATGCAGCTCGAAACCGAGAAGCACCAGGCTAGCCTGGAAAACCAAAAGCAGATTGCCGAAGCGAAAGCCAAGGCCATGGCGAAAGCGCCAAAGCCGGCAGGAGGAAAGTAATGCCCCATCCCAACGAAAGCGATGCCGTCCGATCGGCCGGCGACAAACTTGACGCCATAACCGGCGAACGCGGCGAACATCCGATCGATCGCGCCTCTCGCATTGCCGGCGTCAAGGTCACCGCATCGGCGCAGGGCGACGGGTCGCAGAAGCCGGAAGAGCTGTGGACGTCCGCACCGCCGCGCCAGATCAGCAATTACGGCAACATCAGGAAGTAGCCATGGCCCACCCGTACCATGAGCACCGGGAACATGTCGTCTCGCGCGCGAGAGTTAAGCACATCTTGAAGGCCGAAGGCGGACCTGTTCCCTCCGCTGAGGAGATGGGCCACGCCAAAGATTACATCAGAGGCATGAAAACCTTAGGTGCCGGCACATGGAGCGGGAAAGACGCATTTCAGTACGGCGCTGAAGACGCAAAGAGAGTTTCGGATCGAATGAGACCGGATGCTCCCGAAGACGAAGCACCAAAGAGGAATTAGCCATGGCCCACAGTCACCATCTTCATCGCGAGCACCAGGTCTCGCACCGCCGTGTGCACCACATCTTGAAGGAAGAGCCGGCCGGCGCCAAAGAGCACAACAAGAGTCACGCCTTCAGCAAGGTGACCAGCAAGAGCGCCGCGCAGAGCCACGACGCGACCTATGCCTGCGGCGGCAAGACTCCGAAACGTTTCGCGCGCGGCGGCAAGGTCAAGGGCAAAGGCCACCAGACCAATATCGCCATCGTCGTTCCGCATCACGGGGCTGCTGCACCAGCGCCGGGTGGACCCGCCGGGATGCCGCCCCCTCCCATGGGTGGCCCTCCCGGCGGCGCTCCGGGCGGACCGCCGATGCCGCCGCCCGGTGCCGGCGGACCGCCCCCCGGCATGCCGCCAGGAATGCCGATGCGCAAGAGCGGTGGCCGTGTGATCGACGGCGAATCCACCAAGGGCAACATTGAGCAGTGGAGCAAGCGCGCCAGTACCAACAGCTACTTCCGGGGCGGTGCCGCGTCCGGCGTTGGTCGCGAGGAAAAGGCGGAGCATCAGAAGCGGCGCAAATGACGGCGATCAAGAGCCATCACACGCGAGTCTTTGAGCGCCTGATGTACGAGCATCGGAGTGCCCTGATCGACGCCCTGGCCGGCGGTATCCCGGCGGATTATCCGGGCTATCGCCAGCTCGTCGGCCAGGTGCAGGGCATCAATGACGCGCTGCGAATTTCCGAGGAAGCCGATTTCAGTCTGAGTGGAGACGAACCAAATGCCGGTGCTTAGCGCCCCGAAGATCGAACAGCTTGCCCGTGCCGCTGATCCCAAGAAGGCGATCATTGAGGCCGTGGGCGATCTGACCAACGTCAAGGTCCAGAAGGATCTCGTCCTGGTCGGAACCTTCATCCGCAACGAGATGACCTCAGGCGGCATCATCCGGCCGCTCGATAACGTCAAGGAAGACGAACACCAGGGCAAGGTCGGCCTGGTGCTCAAGGTCGGCCCGGTTGCCTATGCCGATTGGGAAGATGAAGCGACCGCCGGCAATGACGCGATCCTGCACACCTGGGTCATCTATCAGGGCACCCATAGCTGGCCGATCCAGCTTAACGGCGTGCCGTGCCGAATGGTGCCCTACGACAAGCTGCGCATGACAATCCCCGACCCAACGATGGTGTTCTAATATGCCGCGCCTGCGCCCCGCACCCAATGAGAAGCAAGAACCGGTCATCCAGCATTTCGAGGAAGCGCCCACCGAGGGCATCGAGATCGAGCTTCCCGATGATGATGTCACTGACGGCACCGAAGTTGATCTCGCGCCGGAAGTAGAAAAGAAGCCGGAACCGAAGCCGGAGGTGGATGATAACCCGCTGCAGAAGGCGCTGGATGCGCAGCAGCGCGCCGAAGAGCTGCAGCGCACGGCGCAGCGCGAGCGCGACGAAGCGTTGCGGCAGAATCGCGAGCATCAGCAGGAGCTGACCCGCGAACGCGGCGATCGGCAGGATGCCGAATACAATTCGGTGCTGACCGCGATTGCGGCAGAGCAAGCCACGCTGGAGAACGCCGAATCCCAATATGCGGCGTTCGCGTCTGCCGGCGATTGGGCCAATGCCGCCAAGGCGCAACGGATAATGGCGTCGGCCGCTTCCCGCGTCGATCGGCTCGAAGACTCTAAGCAGGCCTTTGAGAAAACCAAAACCGAACAACCGACGCAGCGCCAGCCTGCTGCGGCGACGCCGCCGCAGCTCGATTTTGAACAGAAGATTGTTCAATTGCCGGACAGCGCCAAGACCTGGCTACGTAAACATCCGGAGTACATCAACGACACCGCGCTGAATCGGAAGATCCAGGCAGCACACGGCGCCATCGTCGACCTTGACGGCGTGGAGGCGTTCTCGCCGGCCTATTTCGATGCGCTCGATACCCGGTTCGGCTTCAAGGCGAGAGTTGAGCCAGAACCGAAACCCCAACCGAAGCAAAGGAGCATACCCATGACCGCGCCGCCATCCAGGGATGTGCCATCGACGTCCGGGCAGCGGTCAAAGCCCGGAACCGTGACGCTGACCGCAGAGGAACGGCTGATCGCCCGCACCTCGATCATGGATCGGCCGGACCTGCCGAAAATGACCAATGCCGAGAAAGAGCTTTTGTACGCCCGCAACAAGGCACGGCTCTTGAAAATGCGGCAGAGCGGCGAATATCGCCAGACCACGGAGCAAACCGGATGAGCGAAGAAACCATCATTGCCCCGCCGAAGAAGCGGCGCGGTTGGCCGGCGGGCAAACCGCGCGCGCCCAAACCGACCATCGATGAGGTGAAGGCGGCGGCCGATCGCGCCGAAGCACCGAAGAAGAATCCCATGATCGCCAAGATGAAATCGCGCCCGAATTGGGAAAGCGAAGACTTCGTCGGCGTTGGCGGCGATGGCGTCGACCGTCTCAAAATCTCACCGGAGATCATCGATCAGCTTTGGCGTGACGGCATTGCGTTGCAATGGGTGACGAAATCGGTGCGCGGCATGGATACCCCGCAGCAGCTTTCCGCCATGACCAAGGGTGGTTGGACCCCGGTCTATCAATCCGATTTCGACGGCGTCCTGGACGGTCTGTTCATGTCCAAGGGCATCGATGAGGCCATTGTTGTGGAGGATTGCCTTCTGGTCGCCAGGCCGGCTGAAATCCAGAAGAAGGCGAGGGCGGCCATGAGCCGCGCCGCCAATCATCCGATGCAGGTGACCGAGGAGGGAATCGGACACGGTATCCCCGGCGTCACCGGCTCCGGCCACAAGAGCGTCCGCAACAGCATTACCAAGACGGTTGAGCGGATCGAAATTCCGGAAGAATGATTGCATTCTTTGAAATTCTGAAGTAATTCTCATTTCATGGAGCCAAGCCGGCTCCATGAAATACCCTCCGCAGGCTGTGGAGGCTCAGGTGATGACCAGGATCGCGATTGTCGCGGCTGGTTACCATTTTTGGAGCCCTCCATATGACGAACACCCTCAATTCCCCCACCATGGGGTTTCAGAGTTTCCGCCGCGCGGAAGGTGGCTCGCCCACCGCCGGCTTGACCGAGGTCTGGATCGCGTCGAGCGATCCCGGTCTGATCTTCCGTGGCGACCCGGTTATCTCGTCGACCCTCGCTGCTGGCGGCAACTCCGGCGCCTATATCACCAACGTTTCGACGGTCGGCGCCTCGTTCCTATGTCGCGGCATCTTCCAGGGTTGTTACCAGTACCAGCCAAGCGCTGGCCGCGTGGTCTGGAGCAACTACTTCAACGGCACCGTCACCGGTTCGACCGGCGATATCAAAGCTTACATCATTGATGATCCGGATGAGCAGTTCATCATCCAGGGTTCGACCACCGCCGCCATTCTCTCTTCCGAGGTCAATGGCAACATCGGTATCACCACCGCCATTTCCACCACCGGCAACACCACCACCGGCTACTCCAATATCACGGTGAATTCGACGGCGGTTAGCGCCTCGTCTTCGTTCCCGTTCCGCATCGTCGATTTCTATTCGGCCTACGCCCCGCCGGGCGGTTTGGCTGGTCCTGCCGGTGCGGGCACCTCGCCATTCATCAACGGCACCGACAACACCACCGCTGCAAACATCATCGTCGTCCGTCTCAACAATTGCGACCGTCTCTCTTTGACGGCGCGCAGCACGTAAGGGGAGGACACGTAAATGCCCGTCGCACTTTCGCAGATCAAGGATCTTCTCCTCCCGGGGCTTTGGGGTATCGATGGCCGATATCCCATGATCGAACGGCAGTGGCCGCAGATCTTCAAGCAGACCGACTCCAACATGGCGCTGGAGCGCCGTGCTGCGATGCGCTTCCTCGGCTATGCGCAATTGAAGAACGAGGGCGGGCCAAGCGCCACCGACAACAACAGTGGCCAGCGCTACATCTACAATGCGCAGCACTTTGAGATCGCGTTGATGTACGCGATCACGCGCCCCGCCATTGACGACAATCTGTATAAGGCGGAGTTCGGCCCGAACAACGATGGCCTGATGGAGTCGTTCAAGGAGACCGAAGAGGTTTACGCCGCGAACATCCTGAACAACGGCACCACGTTCAACACCTCGGTGCAAGGCGACGGCGTCGCGCTCTTTAGCACCGCGCATCCGACCGACACCGGCAACATCGCCAACGAGCCGTCACCGGACGTCAGCCTGAACGAAACTTCGCTGCTCAACGCGGCGATTGCCATTCGGTCGACGTGGAAGAACAACGCCGGCCTGAAGATCCACGCGCGCGGTGAAAAGCTGATCTGCCCGGCGAACCTGGAGCCGATCGCGGCGCGACTGTTCCGATCGGAGCTGCGTGTCGGCACCGGCAACAACGACATCAACGCGATCAAAGAAATGGAGCAGTCCTTCAAGGGCGGCTACATGGTCTACGATTATCTTACGTCGTCCTTCGCGTGGTTCGTGCTGACCAACCACCCCGGCCTCGTCTTCTTCAACCGCAAGGCCTTCGAGTCCGACATGTCCGTCGAGTTCTCGACCGACAACCTTTTGGTCAAAGGGTACCAGCGCTACGTGCCGTCTTATTACGACTGGCGGCACATCTACGGCACGTTCCCGACCTCGTGATGGCGGAGGAGATCTAATGTCCATCACTGCATACTCTGGTCCGATCGTTCAGTACGGTACCGTTGCGACTTCGACGGCCGGCACCGGCATCCTGGGCCAGGACGTCGAGCACAACGATCAACGCGGGCCGATGGTCTCGGATCTTGGCGATGGGTTCATGGACCCGCGTGTGGCCTATGCCTATCAGCCTGGTTCCGGCGTTACCGCCAAGACCTTCTTTTTCTTCAACAACCAGGCTGTGGTCGACTTTGTGCCGCATGCGATCAATAGCAGCGCGTTCGTTGCTTCTTCGATCGTCTCGACCGGCGTCACCACCTATTCGATCCCGTCGTCTCAGAGCAGTAACGCGCTGATCACGACCACGATCGTTGCGCCGGAGACCGGGAAGACGAGCGAGTCGTTGCTGGCGATCGATAGCACCGCCGCCTATGTGACGTTCGGTTCGGACGGCACCATTGCGGCGTGGAACCCCGGCGCCGGCACCGGCCGTAACATCACCATCAAGTTTTCGAGCAATACCGACGCGGGCAGTCTCACCGTCGCCGGCCGCGATATGTATGGCTTCAAGATGACGGAGACGATTTCGATCGGCTCCAATACCAGCTTCGCGGGGCTGAAGGCGTTCAAATACGTCTCCTCGATCACCAATGCGACCACGCCGGTTTCGACCGGCGTCATCATCGGCATCGGCGATGTTTTTGGCCTGCCGCTTTATGTGCCGTACAATGGCTACAACGCTCAGGTTTTTACGACAGCAGCGTCGTCGCTGGTCTCGATCCTATCGACCGCCGCGCTTACGTTGGGGTTCCCATCGACCGGCACCGCTGTGTCGACCAGCGCGGACGTGCGCGGCACCTATCCATCTTCCACCGCCACCAATGGCACCATCCGTCTGCAAATGGTGATCACGCCAGCCGCGTCCGGCGTTGCGGCGGTTGCCTCGTCCAACGTCACGCCACTGTTTGGCGCGACGCAATTTTCCTCGGTTTAAAGGAGCCGAATCATGGGTCACACCAAGGCAACCATGAAGATGAAGAAGGGTGGCCGCGTCGAGTACGATGCCAAGGGCTCCAACGTGATGGAAGAGGCGCACGAGAAGAAGCACGGCGGCGGCGTCCATCACGGCAAGGTCGACGGCCATAAGGGCAAGCACCGCGTCAAGAAGGCGCGCGGTGGAGGCGTCGGATCGGATCATCACCCTTTCAGCTCGGCGTATCGCGGGAGCATGGAGGCGAAGTAGGCGGCTACGCTTCCGGAGGCGGTACGCATTGGATCAAAGGCGCCATCAAGCATCCCGGTGCACTGCACCGGGCTTTGCATGTGCCCGAAGGCGAAAAGATCCCGGCCAAGAAGATGGCACAGGCCTCCAAATCCGATAATCCACGGATGAAGCGGATGGTGAGCCTGGCCCGGACGCTGAAGGGCATGCACCACTAATGGGAAATCCAACCTATCTTTCAAAAACGTTGGCCGCCGCATCGAGCACCGGCATCGGTACGCTGTCATCGGCATCGCCCGGCGTCGCGACGCTGAATACGTCAAGTTTTGATACCCAGCGGCGCGTTAGCATCGCTTCTGCAAGCGGGACGCTTGCCTCCGCCACCTTCACCATCACCGGCACCAGGCAGGGCACAGGCACCGTCACGGAAAGCATCACCGGCCCGACCAGCAACGTTCCGGTTGCCACCTTATCGGATTTCCTTAGCGTTACCTCGGTGTCAGCGTCCTCGGTGATCAACACCCAGGCCATCTTCGGCACCAATACCCAAGGCAGCACACCTTGGCAGAGCGTCAACCTGGATCTGATGCTTAGTACGATCGGCTCGGCACTGCATTTCTCATCGACCACTGCCGGCATGGTGGCATCTATCGAGATCACGATGGATTATCCGTTTCTGACCTCGCCGCAAGTCCCTGGCGGTCTGCCGGCTTCGCTCAATGCGGTTCCGATCCCATTTATCGTGAGCACGTTTTCCAGCGTTTCCTCGGACCTCTGGGACATCGTCAACCTGTCGATTACCCCTATTACCGCGTGGCGGTTGCTTCTCACCAGCTCAAGCACCACTCCCGGTTCCGTCAATTGCACAACGGTGCAGTCCGGTATCGCTGGGTGACCGGATGTTCGAGTCCACCCATCAAGAGCTGAAGCACATTCTGAAGAACCAGGAGAGACTCATGAGTGCCCTTGACGACCTGACCGCCGAAATCACCAAGTTGACGGCTTCGGTCGACGCGGCGATTACCGCGCTCGGCAACAGCCAGAATGACACAGCGCAATTGACGGCGCTAACCACGCAATTGGTCACCGTACAAGCGCAACTGGATGCGGCGGTTGCAAAGACCGTGACACCACCCACACCTTGATGATATGAAATCCTTCTCATTTGTTGAGAGGGCGCGCAATTGCCGGTCGACTATTCAACCACCGTCCTGACCGAGAGACTGCAGCAGGTCATCAACAACATTGATGCCGGCGCCAGCAACGGTTTCATGCGGCTCTTGGATGCTGGCGGCAATACCCTTTCTTCGTTCCAGCTCTCACGGCCCATGGGCGTCGCAGCTCTTGGTGTTCTGACCTTCAACGGGCTGTCGATCATCGATCCTGCCGCCGCCGCCAGCGGCGTTGCCGCGACCGCGCGTGTCGAAGATTCCGCCGGAACCGTCGTGATCCACGGCCTGCTGGTCAATGTTGGATCATCCACCACGAGCGACATCTTCCTTAGCCCTTCCGCCACCATCACCGCCGGCCAGACCGTGGTCCTTACCGCCGCAACCATTACAGGAAACTGACCTTGACCCTGATCACGCCAACGTTTGCAGAACAGCAAAAAGCCAATGGGGCCGGTGGTCCCGTTCACGTCATCGCAGCTCACGAGCCGACCCGTGAAGGAGAGCGCACCTCCTTGTCTCAGCAGGTCGGTGCGGCCGGGGCGGCTCATAACCCAACTCCGGCCGCTGCTGCGCCGCTCAAGGTGGCGCTGATCGGCACCGCGCCGTCCTCGCGCATGCTGGCGCCATACAATGACGCGACCTGGAAAATCTGGGGCTGTTCGCCGGGCAACATGAACACGCTGCCCCGCGTCGATGCCTGGTTTGAGCTGCATTCTAACCTGTTGTGGCCGGAGCATGAGAGCTACGGCAAGCCCTACATCGAATGGCTCAAGGTGCAGCCGTTCCCGGTCTACATGCAGGACAAGGCCTATGTGGAGCGCGCCACCATATTTCCCAAGAATGAGGTTGTCGCCGAGTTCGGCGATAGCTTCTTCACCTCAAGCTTCACCTGGATGATGGCGTTCGCCATGATGCAGGGCGCCACCGAGATCGCGCTCTACGGCATCGATATGGCGAGCCGCGACGAATACATTCGCCAGCGGCCCGGGTTCTTCTTCTTCCGTTATCTGGCCGAAAAGCGTGGCATCAAGGTCTCCGCGCCGCACGAATCCGACATCATGCAAGCCCCGGCGCTGTACGGCTACATCGATAGCACGCCGTTCGGCCGCAAGATCATGGCGCGGCGCCAGGAGGTGCAGGGCCGCGTCAATGGCATGACGGCGGAGCGCGACCGCCTCAACAACTCGATTACCTATCTGCAGGGCGCAGTCGAAGACCTCGACTACTTCGAATCGATCTGGGGCGGCGTCTCTAACGACATCGGCCGACTGCAGTATGAAAACGCGCAGCTCAAGGCGGAGATCACAAGGCTGAATACCCCGGCTGAGGCGCCCCTGGTGTTTGGCTACGAACTGCAGGTGTCCCCGGTGATCCAGACCGAGGTCGCCGTGAAGCCGAAGCGCCCCTATCGACGGCGCATGATCACGCCTCCGCAACCCGAAATTCCCGCACCGCCACCTCCGGAGAGCCAAGATGGCTAACTTTACGCTCGCGAACAGTACGGCTATTGGCGGCGGCAACGTCCAGCAAGCCGTCTCGACCACCTACAAGTCTCTGTGCGTCGTCGGCAACTCCACGGCATCAAGCGCGACATTTGTGTCGAGCGGTTTCCGACGCGGTAAGCTGTATGACATCCTGATCGGCACCAACGGCGTGCCGGCCGACAACTATATGGAGTTCGACGTCGCGCTGATCACGCTGGCGACCACGCCGGCCGGGATCACCACGCTGATGGTCTCCAGTCTCTCTTCCAACTTCGGCACCGACCCGGCGGACACCACCTTTGTTGCGGCGATGCAGATCAACTCGACCGCTGAGGTCGGTATCACCGCCAACACCGAGAAGTGGTACCTCGGCATCAATCAGCGCGCCTCTTATCGCTGGGTCTGTAATCCAGGATCTGAACTGCTCTATCCGGCCGCATCGTCGGCGACCGGCAATAACGGGCTCACGCTGCGCACGCGCTCCGGCGGTTACACCGGCACCGCCACCGGCACCATCATGGTTTCGGAGCAGTAATGCTGCGGCCGGGCGGACAAGCAACCATCATCGGCGGCGCGGGTACCATGGCGGCGTTCGAGCCCGGCAAGCCGTTCATGGTTACGTCCGATCGACATGAGGCCGATACCTGGTGCTGCATTCACTGCAATAAGCAGGTGCACGCGCCCGTGCAGGCAAAAGACACCGATTATTTCTTTTGCCGTAACTGCATGGGCCGGATCTGCGATTGCTGCGCGGATCATCCCTGCATCCCTTTCATGAAGAAAATCGAAGCGCAGGAATCCCGCGCGCGGCTGCGCCTGTACTGCGTCGGGGCATGACATGGCTGGAGGATTCGCCAATCAGGCGCGGATGACGATCTCCTCTTCGGGGACGGGGACCTTCACGCTCAACGCTGCTGTTTCTCCCTTCAACACCTTTGCCAATGCCGGGGTGATCGACCAAGAGATAGTCCCCTATGCTGCCATCGATGGCACCTCCGGCAGTGAGAAAGGTTGGGGGTTGTATAGCGCAGCCGGGCCGACGCTGACCCGCAACATTTTCATCTCGACCAATAGCAACACCCCGATCAACGCCAGCAACGCCACGCAGGTATTCATTGATCCCTCGGTAGCCGACCTGGTCCACGTCACCCTGACCGCGCATGCCAACCTTGGAGGGCTGTGATGGCTCAGAACGTCAATGCAACCTTCGTCAAGACACCAAACAATGGTGCGGTTCAGATCTCGACCGGCACATTAACCAGTAGCGCGGTGACGGTTTATGCCGGCGGCACCAATGGCTCGAAGATCCCGGGCTTCATCGCGACCGGCAATGGCACGACTGCTGCCTACGATGTGCAGTGGGGCGTCTCATCTGGCGGTACCGCGTTTTATCTCTACGGCACCGTTTCCATTCCGGTGGGCGCGGGATCAAGCGACACCATCCCCACCGTGAACATGTTCAATACCACGAATATGCCCGCGCTGACCATCGATAGCGATGGCAACCCGTTCATCTTTCTCGCCAGCTCTGCCTGGTTGCTGCAGGCGAAGTCTCCGGCAACGTCCTCGACGTGGACAACCGGCGTGGTGATCAACCTGATTGTGCCGAGCGTCGGGGACTTCTAATGTTCCTGTCGGCGGGATCGCGCGCGCGGCCAAACAAGTTGCAGCTCTATGCGCCGCGTGGCACGCAGATGCTGTTTCTCAGTACGGCAGCGCCGCTGTTTTGGACCAGGGTGACGACCAACGATGACGTCTTGCTTCGCATTGTCGGATCGGCTGCTTTGGGGACAGGTGGCTCAAACGGCTTCGCCGCAACATTTAATACCCAGACCGTCACGGGTAACCACACCATCACCGAGGCCGAATTGGCAGCGCACAGCCATGGTGGCGTGACCGGAACCGCCAACAGATACGATCTAAATTCTGGAACGACTGCGGGTGCCGCAGGACCCTTCGGCGTGCCGACACAGGATAACCATAGCCACACCATTGCTTCAGACGGCAGCAACAGCGCGCACAGTCACACCATCACGACCTCAATCAAGTACGTTGACTCTCTGGTCGCCAGGAAAAGCTGATGTTCCTGCTATCAGCATCGCGGGCTCGGCCCAATAAAGACCAGCTCCTCGCGCCGCGTGGCACGCAGATGCTGTTTCTTAGCGCCGCAGCGCCGCTACTTTGGACCAGAATAACAACGAATGATGACGCGCTACTTCGTATCGTCGGATCGGCGGCATTGAGCACGGGCGGTACTAACGGATTTGTTGCCACGTTCAACAGCCAAACCGTCACAGGTAGCCACACCCTGACTGAGGCTGAGTTGGCGGCGCACAGCCATGGCGGCGCAACCGGCATTACCAACAAATACGACCTCAATTCTGGGACGACTGAAGGTGGAACAGGTCCCTTCGGCATCCCCGCACAGCAAGATCATACCCACACCATCAGCAGCGATGGCAGCAATACTGCGCATAGCCATACCATCACGACGTCGATCAAGTATGTCGACTCTCTCGTTGGAAGGAAGGCCTGAAATGGCGCAGATCCCGCATGCAGATCCTGGTCTCGACTGTCCGCTATGGCAGAAACCGGTCGAAACCGTCTGCCACAAGTGTCCATGGTGGCTACAGCTTCGTGGCAAAAATGTTAATACTGGCGCCGATGTTGACAATTGGGGCTGCGCCGTAGGTTTCCTGCCGATGCTGCTCATTGAGAACGCACAGCAGACGCGCGGAGCGGCGGCGGCGACCGAAGAAGCAAGGAACAGCATCGTCGAGATTTTCGAGCAGACAACGGCGGCGATGGCTATCGCCGCCAATCCGGCAAAGGTGATCCAACATGCGCGTGACGATCGTTAGTTGCGGTAGCAAGGTTCTTGTTGATGGGCTGGTGCGAACCATTGATATGACCGGGATCGACCCGCAGATCCATGCCATCCAATGGCATGATACTCTCGGTGAGATCGAATTTGTGTATGACTTCTTCACCAACAGTCAGCGGCCGAATGTCCGGTTTACTGACCTGTCGCCGTACCAGGTCTTCATCGATCGCTGGACGGCGGCGGCGCCTTCAACGACCATTCAATCGACATCGATCATTATATCCTCGTAAAACAAATTGGTGACACATGCTTGGCCACGGTGCCACCGGCCAGTTTGCCATCGGCGAGGTCGGAGCTGGCACCGCCGAAAACATCACGCCGGACAAATGGTACGAAATGCTCTCCGAGCCGCCGCGCTTCCTCCCGGGATTGCGGGCAGGTCAGCAGCAGTTCACGGCGTTCAATCCGCTGCCTTTCGTCAACTTCAGTTGGCCTGAACCGCTAAGCGAGCCGGTCCGGTTTAGGCCGGCGTTGCCGGCGGGTGAGCAGCAATTCCTGGCTTTCAATCCACTGCCGTTTGTCTCGTTCGGCTGGTTTGAAGAGCTGTCAATCCCCTCGGTCCGGACCAAGCCAGGCCTGCTGCCACCGCTGCAACAGTTTTTCGCGGCCGATACGACGGTCATCCCCACCTCAAAACTGATCGAATGGTTCCAGGCGTTAAGTGAGCCGCCGCGCTTTCCTCGCGCATTGCCGCCGGGCGAGCATCAGTTCACCGCGCTTAATCCACTGCCACGGGTCTCGTTCGGCTGGTATGAAGGTCTGTCGGAACCGGTGCATTTTCCGCCGGCCTTACGGGCGGCGCTGCAGCAATTCTATGCTGCCGATACCACGGTTATCCCAACTACCAAATTGATGGAGTGGTTCGCCGGTTTGTCGGAACCGGTTCGCTTCAAACCCGCATTGCTGGCGGCGCTGCAACAGTTCCTCGCCCATCCGCCGCAGATCCGGCCGACTCCCACCACGACCGCAACCCTTAATGCGCTGGAAACCAAAGACACCATGCTGGCCGGCGCGCGGGTCTACAACGCCGTCCTGTCCGGCGAGGTTGGTGTCTATGAAGCGAAATCGCCGCCAGGTGAGATCGGCATCAACGTTCCGACCGTGACCCGGGCGAGCGTTGCCATAACGATCCTTTGAAACCTATCTCAGTTCTTGATATAGATCGGCTATGCCGATCAACGCCACCCTTGGAAGTACGATTGGTTTCACGGTGGTGTTCTTCGACACCTCCAGCAACATCACCGTGCCCACCTCGGCAACGCTGACCGTCACCTATCCGCCGTCGTCCAACATCCTCACGACCGTTTCCTGCAGCATCGGCATGACGGCCTCCGGCAACCTGTTTGTGGCGACCTGGGGCAGCGGCGTCGCCGGCTATGGGCTTTCGTCCTACTCGATTTCTGGGGCAGGGCAGAGCACGCCTACCACCGGGACCTTGAGGTTGATCTCATGAGCAACCCCTTCAATCCCGTCGTTGTCACCTCCGGCACCTATAACTTTTCGCCAAGTGGCGGCGAGTTCATCCTCAATGCGTTCGACCGCATCCAGATCCGCCCGGTTGAGATCGAACAGACCCAGATGCAGCGCGCCGTCATGGAGCTGAACCTGGCGTTGACGCGCTTCAACACCATGCCGGGACAGAATCTTTGGACCATCGACCTGCAATCGATCCCGCTCATCCAGGGCACGGCGACCTATTCGGTGGATGCCGAAACACGGATGATCCTTTCCGCTTACATCCGTTACTCGACCAGCCCGGCGCTCGATCGTTATATGTTCCCGATCAGCCGCGACGAATACGCGGCGATCTCAACCAAGACGACGCAGGGCTTTCCCTCGCAATACTGGTTTGACCGGCTGATCTCGCCAACGGTGACCTTCTACCTCGTTCCGGATGGCGCGCTCACCTACGACTTCTTTTATTACCGCGCGCGCCAGATCCAGGACGCCACGGTTCTCAACGGCCAGAATCTCGAATTGCCGACGCGGTTCTTTGACGCGATCACCGCCGACCTGGCGCACCGCCTGGCCCGGGTCTACCGCCCCGACCTGGAGGCCATCCGCAAGACCGACCGCGACGAGGCGTGGTCGATCGCGGCGGCCGAAGATACTGAGTGGGTGCCGATGTACATCACGCCCGGCCTCTCCGGCTATTGGAGGCGCTGATGCGACCGCATGGCCGGGCTCAGATCAGCGCAAGACGTCCGCGCGCGACGGCGATCTGCCAGCGCTGCGGCTTCATGTACAACCTCGACGACCTGCAATGGCAGTGGGATTGGCAGCAAGGGCCACGGCTGTTCAACCTGCGCATCCAGGTTTGCGATACTTGCCTCGACGTGCCGCAGGAAAATGGCCGCACCATTGTGCTGCCAGAGGACCCGGTGCCGGTAAAATACCCGCTGCCGGAAAATTACGTCCTCGCCGACAACCCGCTCTCTGCGCTTGGCTATAACCCGGCCAATAACTTCCTGCCGCACCCGCCGCAGAGCCTTGGCGCCTCGATCGGCACCCTCATCCTGAATGCCGGGGTAGAGGCCGCGTTCAACGGCACCACCAGCAAGAGCGCCGAGATGAGCGCGGCGCTCTCGGTTTCCAATTCTTCCTTCGGCAATTGGGTAGGCAAGAATTGGAACGCGCAGCCAAGCGGTATCGCGCTGACCCTTCCGTCGACCGTGGCGGCGCTGACCCACAATCTCTCCTCGGTCACACTCTATGCACCGAGCGATCAATCGTTCCTTCGCAGCGGTGGAACCACCTATCACATCGATGGCAGCGCCGATGGTTCGAACTGGACCACGCTTAGCTCTGGCACCACGGCCGGCACGGCTGGCGAGACCATCACCGCAACCACCACCAACGGCACCTTCTACCAATATCACCGTGTCGCTTTCCTAGGCGATGGCGTCTCTGTGGTCGCTGTTGCGCAAGCGCAATTCAGCGTCGCCGACGCTGCGCCTAACGACATCTGAGGGGTCCATGGCAGGCTTGACCTACAATTCTTTCGTCTCCGAGATCGCCACCATTACCGCGATCAGCTCCACGGTGCTCGTCTCGGGCGACACCAACTTTTCCGGGGTGATGCCGGCGATTATCGACTACGCCGAAGGCCGGCTGTGGCGCGATCTCGATCTGCCGATCACCAGCGTGACCGATACTTCAGTTTCATGTTCGTCCGGCGTTCGCACCGTCTCGCTGTCGACCACGCAGGGCACGTTGCTTGTTCTGCAGACGGTCAACCTGCTGACTTCGGCCGGCGCGACGTCGTCCTACGCGACGCGGGTGCCGCTCATGCCGACGTCGCAGGCAGTGATCGATACCATCTATCCGTCCGCGACCTCGTCCAACTGCGGCCAGCCGGAGTTCTTTACGCGGCTCTCTGACGTGGAGCTGGTGCTCGGTCCAACCCCGGACCAGGCCTATGGCACCGAGGTGATCGCCACCATGCGACCCGCCGCGCTATCCGCGACCAACACCACGACCTGGCTCTCCGTCAATGTTCCGGAGCTGATGGTCGCGGCTGGGATGATCTTTGCCGCCGGCTTCATGCGCGACTTCGGCGCGCAAAGCGACAATCCGCAAATGGCACAGAGCTGGGAGAACCAATACACGACGCTCTTGAAAGAGATGAGCGTTGACGCGCAGCGCATGAAATTCATGTCGGCGGCCTGGACCAGTCAGCAGCCATCGCCGTTGGCACCGAGGGCATAGCGATGCCCTGGGGAGCTATTCAGCTAAAACCTGGCGTCGATACCCAATTGACGCTGTCGGCCAACCAGGCCGGCATCTCGCAATCGCAGACCATCCGCTACAAAGAATCGCTGGTTCAGACCATCGGCGGTTGGAGCGCTTACGTCAATTTCACCATCGGCTCTACTGTCCGAGATCTGCACCCCTGGCAGGACATCACCGGCACAAAGCATCTTGGCGTCGGAGCGACCAGCGCTCTTGTGGTGATCACGGCCGGATCGCAGCAGACCATTACACCGCAGACCAATACCACCAATCCTGCGCCTAACTTTTCGATCTCGACCGGCAGCAACCTGGTGACCGTGATCGATGCCGGATCAAGCACATCGGTTTTCAATACGGTCTACTTCAACACGCCGGTTGCGATCGGCGGCTGGCTGCTCAATGGCGCCTATCCGATCAACACCGTGGGCGGTTCGTCGATCTACACGATTGCGCTCACTTCCGCTTCGAACGTGACGGTGAGCAACAGCGGCATTCTGCCGATATTTAATACGTCGTCCGGATCGGCGACGGTGACGGTGACGCTGCCGAACAATGGTTTTACGGCGACCGTTGGCCTGTTTCAGCAGTTCATTGCATCGACCACGATCGGAAGCTGCAACCCCATCGTGGTGCAGGGGAAATATCAGATCGCCTCCGTGATCGATAGCACCACCTTCAAGATCAACGCGGTGACGGCGGCGACGACGACCGCGCAGGCCACCATGAACGCCAGCCTGGCACAGCTCGTCTATTATATCACGCTTGGTCCGACCCAGGCCGGCACCGGCTTTGGCGCGCTCGGCTTTGGCTCCGGCGGCTTCGGCACTGGCACCGCACAGTCTGGCGTCGCCGGCACGCCGATCACCACCACGGATTGGACGCAGGATAACTGGGGCGAGATTTTGCTCGCCTGTCCGGTTGATGGGCCGATCTACCTTTGGGCACCGGACCTTGGCTACCAGAATGCGCAGGTGATCCACCAGGCGCCGTTCTTCAACGGCGGGATCTTTGTGTCGATGCCGCAACAGATCCTTGTGGCCTGGCGCTCGGTTGAGTCAACCGGCGTGCAAGACCCGCTGGTGATCCGCTGGTGCAATGCCGGCGATTACACCAACTGGACCGTCAGCAACCAGACCACAGCGGGATCGTTTCACTTCTCGTCCGGCTCGATCATCGTCGGCGCCATCCAGTGTCCGCAGTTCGCCATCGTGTCGACCGATCTTGAAGTTCACACCATGACCTATGTCGGCGGGACGGTCATTTTTAACTTCACCAAGGTCGGCAATGGCTGCGGCTGGATCAGCAGCCACGCATGCGGAATTTTGGCGGGCAACCCATTTTGGATGTCCAACAATAACTTTTTCACGCTGGGCGCCAACGGCGTGGTGCCGATGCCATGCTCGGTCTGGGATCAAGTGTTCCAGAATCTTTCGAGCACCGCCGCCTACGTGGCCAAGGTCAGAGTCGCTGTTAATTCCGTCTTCAATGAGGTGATGTGGCTTTACCCCTCTGCCGCATCGACCGGCGAGAACGATTCTTACGTCAAGGTGCACCTTGAGGGCGGATCGCAAGAATGGGACTACGGCACGCTGGTTCGCACCGCGTGGACCGACGTTTCTATCCTTGGCATGCCGCTGGGTGTCGATGCGTCCGGCCAGATCTATCAGCATGAGACCGGGACTACGATTTCCGGCTGCGGATTGCCATCGTTTCAGACCGGCTGGTGGACCATCGGCGAAGGCGAGGACATTCCTTTCGTCGACATGATCATTCCAGATTTCATCTACGGGCTGCGCTCCGGCGCACAGACGGCATCGATCAATATTACGTTCTTCGGTGCCAACTACCCCGGAGATACCCCGACCGTCTACGGCCCTTTCACCGTGACGAATTCAACTGAATTCATCAATTGTCGCATTCGCAACCGGCTGATGTCGGCGTTCATCCAAAGCAATGCGTCGAGCGAATTCTGGCGGCTCGGTCGCATCCGGTTTCGTTTTGCATCCTCGGGGAGGAGATAAGCATGCCCTTCGGTCTCGGCGATCTCCTGCAAACGATGCAGCAAGGTGTGACGGCCATCAACAACCTGGCCTCCACGATTTCGAATCGGTTTCCGGCGGTGACTTCCGCATCTACGACGGCGCCATCCACCACCGGAACCATCACCTTCACATCGTCGGAAGCGAGCGGGTTTGCGCTCGTGACCTTGTCCAGCGGCACGACCGTCAAGTTTCCGTTTTACCCGCAGTAGGTGACGCATGACCTCGACCTTCACCCCGAACATCAACCTTGAGGAACCCGCGCGCGGCGACGACGTCGGTACCTGGGATACGCCCGTCAACGCCAACATGACGCTGATTGACCTCGTTGCCGGCGGCATCGCGAGTATCGCGCTCACCAACGCCAACGTCACCCTGTCGGCCGCGCAGTTCCAGTCTAACCGCCTCACCCTAAGCGGCGCGCTCTCCGGCTCCGTGACCCTCACGTTCCCGACCAGCTTCATCAAGCCCTACATTATCCAGAACGCTTGCACCAATAGCAGCGCCTTCACCGTCACATGCGCAACAACCGCTGCCGGCGCCAACGTGATCTGCCTGCAGCCCGGCGAACTTTCTCAGATTTATAACAGCGGCGCCAACATCCGACATGTCGGCCTCAACCCGCCTATCGGCGGCTATTGGGATTACGCTGGCTCCTCGGTACCAAATTGGGTCAGCGGCTGCACCCAACCGCCATTCTTGAACTGCGATGGCACGTCGTTTAGCTCCGCAACCTATCCGACACTCACCCAGATTCTAGGCACCACCACGCTGCCGGATCGACGCGGAACCTACGGCCTGTCACTCAACCAAGGAACCGCGCGCGTTACTACGGCCGGTGCTGGTGTCGATGGCAACACAAGATTCACGGTCGGCGGCGACCAGCTCCTGCAAACCCATACTCACACCGCATCGGTCGGCACCGAAAGCGCGAACCACACCCATGCCATGGCTGGCGCCGCTTTTGTTGTCGGCCAGGGATCAGCCAGCTTTGCCGGCGGTGGTAGTAATAATACTCCGACCACGGGAACCGTCATCGGTCCAGCTACCGGAGCCGAAAGTGCGGCCCATAACCACGTGGTCACGAACGCCAATGCCGGCTCCGGCGGTAATCAAAACATTCCGCCGACCACCGTCACCGGCATCGTGATGATCCGGGCGATCTAATTGATTGGCTGAACAATTGAGAGTAGTTTCATAATATGCCGCTCGTTCACAGCAAATCGCCCGGCGCCTTCAAAACCAATGTCCGCACCCTGATGCACGACGTCGGCAAATCGCCGCATGTGCAATCGCGCAAGCAGGCGCTGGCCATTGCGTACAGCACCGCCAGGCGGGCAGGGGCCAAGATGGCATCAGGCGGCCTCACGCCGCCGATGGGCGAGCGAATGGCCGCACGCCAGGCGTTCCACGAGGGGTTCCTTCATTCGTCGGTCCCTGGTCGGACGGACAAGTTGCCCATCTCGGTCTCGGGTGGTTCCTACGTTCTGCCCGCCGATCATGTCGCCGCGCTGGGGCAGGGCAACAGCCTGGCCGGCGCCAACATCGTCAATAAAATGTTCAAGATGGGACCGGCCGGTTCTGCCCCATCGCCGCAGAAAGCCGCGCATGCCTCGCAACCGAAGCTCAATCTGACGCCTCGCGTTGGGAAGATGAGCATGAAGGGCGGCGGCACCGAAGGCCATGGCGAGCCGACACCGATCGTCGCGGCCGGCGGTGAGATCGTCATCCCCGCACACAAGATCAAGGAAAAATTCGGCGATATCGATCACGGCCATAAGGTGCTCGACCATTGGGTCAATGAGACCCGCAAGCGCCACATCAAGACTCTGAAGGGCCTCAAACCGCCTCGAAAGAATTAACATGGCATGCCCGTCCATTGTCCGCATCGCCAGGCCGGAGGACCGGCAGGAGATTTGGCGGCTCTTCCTGCAGGGCCATCGTGAGAACGGTCAATTTTCCTTGGCGCCGGAGAAGGTCGATTACTTCCTTTCCCGGGCGCTTCATCCCGATCAGATCCCGGAATGGGACACCGGCCCGCGTGGCGTGGTCGGCGTGATAGGCGACGTCGGCGAGCTTGAGGCCTTGGTGTTCGTCACCATCGGCACCTTCTGGTATTCGCACGAGCGGCACCTGGAAGAGTTCATTGTCTACGTCGATCCGGAATGCAGGCGTTCCTATCATGCGCGGGCGCTCATTTCCTGGATGAAGCAGCAGAGCGACCGAACCGGGTTGCCGCTGTTGACCGGTGTTGTTTCCAATCTGCGCACCCAGGCCAAGGTCGACCTGTATAGCCGGATGCTGCCGAAGGTCGGCGCGTTCTTCCTCTACGGTGCCAAGGCCAGTGCGCAATCCTCCAGCGCGGTGGCGGCATAGTCATGGGCAGCAAGGGCAGTCAGACCAGCAACACCAGCCAGCAGCAGACCTATACCCCGACCGGCGGTGGTTACATCCAGAATGCGCTGAACCAGGCGCAGAACGCCGCGCAACTGCCGTTCAACATCCCGCAGGCGCCGGTCGCCGGATTCTCGGCCGATCAGCAACAGGCGTTTCAGAACGTCAACAATGCGCAGGGCATGGCGCAGCCCTATTTCAATCAGGCCAACAATTACTTTCAGCAGAGCGCGCAACCGGCGAACGTCAGCCAGTTTTTCAATCCTCTTGCCGGCGCCGTCACGTCGCAGCTCAACAATATCTTTGGCCAGCAGGCCAGTCAGAACACCGGGCAGCTCACGCAGGCGGCCGGCGGCGTCGGCGCCGATCGCATCGCCGTGGGCCAAGCCAACCTCGCCAACCAGCAGGGCCTGGCTGCGGGTCAGACGCTCGCCGGTCTCTATCAGCCAGCGCTGCAGGCGGCGCAAAACCAGCAGAACATCCTGCAGAGTGCGGGCTATGGCACTGCTGCGCTGGGATCGCAGGCGCAGAACGCGGCGCTGACCGGTGCACAGGCACAGCTCGGGACCGGTGGCCTGCAACAGCAGCTCTCGCAAGCCCAATTGAATGCGCCCTACCAACAGCAACTGGCGCAAGCCGCGTTCCCGTATCAGCAGAGTCAATTTTTGACCGGAGCAGTTGGTGCGCTGGCGCCAGGTCTCGGCGGCACGACAAGCGGGCAGGGCACGACGACATCGCAATACAATCCGAGTCTCTGGGGCCAGATCGGCGGCGGGCTTAGCGCGCTCGGTGGCATCGGCGGTTATCTTGGCGGCAGCGGCAAGGGCAGCTCGCCGTCCTATGGCGGCGGCAACATGTTCAGCGGCGATGCTTACGGTGGCAGCTCGAATAACCCGCTGGCCGGATTGAGTGCATCGGATTACGGCGTCGGCTATGCGCCCGGCGGCGGCGTCAGCGATGAACCGATCGACGTCGCGCCGCAGGCGATCATCCCGGAGGTGAAGACACCTCAGATCCAGGCGCATCAGCCGACGCTCAATCTCAACCCGCCGCAACAGCAGCAGAGCGGCGGAGGTGGCGGGGGCGCATCTGGCATTGGCACGGCGGTACAGCTCGCCAGCATGTTCCTGGCACGCGGCGGCGCCGCGAATCCTTACGATGCCAACAGGTCATTTCATCCGTACTTCGCCGATGGTGGCGACACCGACGTAATCAACCCGGACGAGCCGTTCCGAATGCCGCCAGCGGAAGACGTGCAGAACTGGCGTGACACCGTCGATCGCGACATTGCAGCCGGCCGGGCAAACTCTCCGACGTTGTCCTATGCCAATGAAGGAGCTAACCAACCGTCGCCGCTGGACACGGCGAATTGGCCCTATGGTCCGGTCGCAGGTCCATCTGATCCGGCTGGGGCGGTCAACCAGTTCGCCGGGAGCGCGCCGCCGCCAAGCCGGGGGCAGGCGTCAGCCTTTGCGGCGCCGCAGGGCCAAGCACAGGCGCCAGCTCCCGCAGACGATGAAGGTCCGAGCCTCGGCGGCTTCCTGAAATCGCCCTGGGCCGCGCTGACTGCCGGAGGCCTGGAGGCCATGCGGACCGGGTCCCTCGCTTCCGGCTTCGGCACCACGATGAAGCTCGCGGAGACCCAAGAGACCACCAAGCAAGCAGCGGATCGGCTGAAGCTGGAGGCGAAGCATTACGAGGACCAGTATACGCGGGCCACGCCGTATCAGCAGTTCGAGATGAAGCAGCACGAAAAGGAATTCGCGCAGAAGGAGCTTTATCAGCAGTTCGAGATGGGCAAGGCGACCGCGATCGGAACGCGGATCGATCCGACCACCGGCCAGACACTGACCACCTATGGCGTTCGTCAGCCGGATGGCAGCTACAAGCCTGTCCCGACCAGCGGCGACGGGACCCCAACTGATCCGAACGCCATTCTGCCGCCAAATGCAAAGATGACGCAGGGCATGTTGCCGATACCGGGCCAGACGGCGCCCGATAACGTCGATCCATCCGCGCTTGAAGGTCAGGATATCGGCGTTGCCAACATGGTCAGGAGCATCGACGAGGGACGCATGAAGCTCTCCGAAGTGCCCACGAAACAGCGTTACATGGTCGAAAGATTGCTCAACGCCTATGACCGAGGGTTCGATAGCACGACCTGGAATCTGCGTAACAAACAGAATGCCGACATGTCGTCGAACGGCAACGCCGGCAAGATGTTGCTCGCCACCAACCAACTGCTGCCGCATCTCTTGACCGCAAGCAACAAGGCCATGCAGTTGGCCAACGGCAATTATCCAGAAGCCAACACCATCAGGAACTGGTGGCTGACGGCGACTGGTGATCCTCGCGTCAAGGAATTCCAGTCGGTGCGCGAGGTGGCATCGATGGACGCAGCACGTTTGCTGCGCGGCTCCGGCCAGATGGCGGAGAAGGACATCGAGGAATGGCGCAAGAACATCGCCGAGTCCGGCTCGCCGCAACAGCTCCAAGGCGTGATGAAGATGCTGGCGGATGATCTGATTGAGGCTCGGGTCGATTCGATCAAGGGTCTGTACCGTATGAACATGCGCCAGGAACCGCCGGAATTGATCTATCCGGAAGCGAAGAAGGCTCTGGAAGGGATCAGGGCGAACTATGCGGCGGTGCAACCCAAGCCGAAGGGTGCAGCACCCGCCGCCGCCCCGGCCACTGCGGCACCTGCAGCGGTACCCGCCACCGGACCAGCGGCTGCGGCCACTCCAGCTCCGGGCCTTCCCCCTGCTGCTGTCGAACATCTGAAGGCGCACCCGGAATTGCGTGGTCAGTTTGACGCGAAATTTGGTCCCGGCACCGCCGCAACAATCCTGGGGCAATAAATGCCGAACGCCTTCGATCAATTCGATGCACCGGTTGGCAACGCCTTCGATCAATTCGACGCGCCGAAGCAGCCGGAGTCGTCGCCCCTCGGCGACGTGGCGAAGAGCGCCGGTACCGGCCTCGGCAAAGGCCTGATTGATTTCGCAGGCCTGCCGGGCGATGCCGCTAATCTTTTGACCCAGGGCAGCAAGGCCGCCGGGGACTACATCGGCGGCCTGTTCGGTCAAGGTCCGTCGCCAGAACCGACCGGCCCGATCCTGCCGACGAGCGGCGGCATCCAAAGCACAATCGAGAAAGCAACCGGCAAGTTTCATGAGCCGGAAACCACGGCGGGCAAGTACGCACAGAGCGCGACGGAGTTTATGGGCAATCCGGCCAGCTATTTCGGTCCGGGCGGCTGGCTATCCAAGGCATTGATGGCCGGCGCTTCGGGCGTTGGTTCGGAAGCGGCGGGCCAGGCTGCGGAAGGTACAGGGCTTGAGGGACCGGCACGGCTCGCCGGAGGATTGCTTGGCGGTCCGCTGGCCGCGCGCGCGGTTAAGCCGCAGCTCGGAGCAGCACAGCAGGCGCTGGCCGATGCCGGCGTGAGACTGACGCCTGGCCAAATGGCCGGCAGCGTTGCCAAGAACATCGAAGACAAGGCCACCAGTCTTCCTATTACCGGGCATTTCATCGACAAGGCGCGTGGCCGCTCGATCGAAGATTTTAACCGCGCCGTTGCCAATCAGACCCTGGCTCCGATCGGCGGCAGGCTCGATCGGGGAACCGCAGTCGGACATGACCTGGTCAGCGAGGTGCACGACAAGCTTAGCAATGCCTACGATCATATCGTGCCGTATCTGGAGCTTAGGCCAGACCAGCAATGGTTCAATGATCTGCGGGATGTCTATGAGCGCAATGCTGCCATCTTGCCTGAGACGGAGACGCGGCGGTTTCAGAACATCATCGATCAGCAGTTCGGGCGCCCCGCGCCATTGGACGGCGAAAAGGTCAAACGGATTGAGCAGAAGCTAACCCAGCTCGCAGGCCAGTTTAGCGGCTCTGCGAACGCGGACCATCAGATTCTGGGCGGCGCGCTCCGCGACACGGTCCAAGCGGTCCGCGAAAACATGGAGCGGATGAATCCAGACCTCGCGGATCAGCTCAGGAGAATCAATACCGGCTGGGCGATGTACACCCGTCTGGAGACCGCCGCCGCCAATCGTCGCGGCAGCGGCGGAGTGTTCACGCCGGGTGATCTTCTGACCGGCGTGAAACGGGGCGACAAGTCGGTCCGCAAGGGCTCGTTCGCGCGCGGCAACGCCTTGATGCAAGGGTTCGCTGAAGCTGGCCAAAATGTATTGCCAAGCACGGTTGCGGATAGCGGCACCACGGGGCGGGCATTGATGAGCGGCCTCGTGGGCGGTGCTGCCGCGCATTATTTCAATCCAAAGATTCTTGCCGGTCTTGGCGCCGCCAGCGTGCCCTTTACCCGCCCCGCCATCGCAGCGCTTAACCGCTACGTTCGGCCGACAACCGGTGCGCGCGCGTCGTATGCCAATGCTGGACGTGGTGCCGGCACCTTGCGGCCATTTCTGCAGGGCAGTCCGCTTGAGAACCACGATAACCCCTACGCGCCGTGAAACACTGTCCGCGATGCAACATCCCGCATGATCGCATCGACACGCTATGCGGCGAATGCCGGCGTCGTGAAACGATCCGACGTCGCGCCAGATCGCTGAAGGGGAATCGAACGCGGCGGCGGATGATCGCCGCACGCAAAGCCGCATCGACATAGGTCAACTATTGAAATACACTTCACTTCATTGCCGAAGTGAGTATTGCCGATGGTCGATCTCGCGGCACTTAAGGGAGCCAACACGCGGCGTTGGGAGGCCGCAAAGCTCACCCGCAATTTCAATTCGGTTGGGCGCGCGCTGTTTGCGTTCAAGAGTCGCTACCTTATTGTCGCGGAAAAAACCGGCGTTCCCTGGTTCTTTATTGCCGTAGTTCACGAGCGCGAGGCGTCGCAGAGCTGGACCGGCTCGCTGGCGCAAGGCGACCCCTGGGACAGAGTTTCGACACACGTTCCCAAGGGGCGAGGGCCATTCCGATCCTGGGAAGACGCGGCGGTTGATGCGCTGCTCAACTGCGCGCCGTTCGCCGGCAGGAATACGGATTGGTCGATCGGCGGCTTACTGACCGAATGCGAGAAGTACAACGGCCTCGGCTATGCGACGCGGGGAATCCCGTCGCCCTATGTCTGGGCCGGCACCGATCAGTATCACGCCGGCAAGTTCACCTCGGATGGTGTCTTCAATGCGACCGTGATCGACCAGCAGCTTGGCTGCGCCGGCCTCTTGGTCGCGCTGATGGCGCTCGATCCGACCATCAGTTTCACGGGCGCCGTGATCAACCCGGCTGCGCCGCATCCGTTGCCGCCGCCTGTCGTGGCCGGCGTGCCGGCACCGCCATCTATTACCAATCCAGCCAAGGGATCTATCGGAGACGCCATCGCCAAGATCTTCGCCGCCATCGCGGCGATGTTCAGGAGGAAGTAGCCATGTGGGAAAAATGCAAGGCCTGGTTTCTCCATTCCGAGGTACTGCTCTGGGCGCGGCTCCAGGTTCTGGTCGGTGCGGTCTGGACCGTGCTGGCCACGGCCGATCTTACGGCGGTGCTCGATCCGAAATGGCTCACTTACTGGATGATCATTAACGGTGTCATCACGGAGCTGCTACGGCGACGCGGCACCGAGACCAAAGACGGCACCCTGGTGAGCAAGTAAGATGTGGCTCGCATTGATGCAGCTCATCGGCGGTCCCGTCGTCTCCGGGCTGATCGGCGCGTACAAAGCGCATCTTGTGTCGACCACGCAGGATAAGACCATCGCCGCCGACCTCGCCGCCAAGGAGATCGCGGCGCAGAACATCGAAACTCAGGCGATGACGCAGCTCAAGATCGCCGAGATCGGCCACCCGTGGGAACCGGAGAAGCTGGCGTTTTATATCGTGTTACTTTTCTTCGCCAAGTGCGTTGTCTGGGATACCGTGCTCGGTCTCGGCACCACGCCGCCACTCAAGGGCGACGTCAGCATGTGGTCCGGCCTCGTCATGTCATTCTACTTCGGAAAGCGGACCTTTGAGAACGTCGCGCGGATTATCAAGCGGTAAAGGATAGTCGCCATGTGTTTCTCGTTGCCGTGGCTTGAACAGGTGCTGGTGTGGCTGGTCATCGTCTGCGCCATCGTCGCCATCATCCGGCTCCTCGTCCCGTTTCTCACTTCGATGCTCGGTGTTCCTATCGTCGGCCAGGTGGTGAACATCATCCTGTGGGCCATCATCGCCATCGTGTGCATCTACATAATCTTCGCGTTGCTCTCGTGCCTGCTTAGTATGGGCGGCGGGCTGCATCTGCCAGGCACGCGTTGAGCCGCGCTAATTTAGATGGGTGTAGACTATCTATGTGAGAGACATGAATCATATCTTCAAAATATTCTTCAACAAAATCAATATGATGGCCTGGCCATTGAAATAATGTGAGGCCAGTTTCACAATATTCTCCTTCGGCATGGTTCAGTGCCGGTATTTAGAAGGAGAGTCCAAATGGCCAAAGTTATAATCTGGTGCGAACGCCGTGAGCCTCGGCAGAACAGTCTATGCTGGGGAAAATCCGTTCACTGGTTTCCCGGTCGGCCAGACCAGCGCGCCCTGCACGCCGATCACCGCGCCATCACGGAGCTTATCACCGGCACGCTTGAACGCCACGCGGAAGCGGTTGTCGGCGATCTCGTTATCTTCGTGAGGTGGAATGAAACGTTCGCGCATCAGGGCGCGGACATGCTTGAAGTCGACGACGTGGGTAATTGATTTCGGCAGTCCGGCCGGCGTTGGCAGTGGGTGATCGACGAGGGCATCATAGAGCGCGCGCATGAACAGCATCTCAGTCGGCGTCGCGTGGAACCCAACGGCTCCCGGCCTCGGTGCCCCGGTTACATAGGGCTGCACCGCGCAGCTCGTTTCCGGATTGCCCCATTTGTTAATCCCGACCTCGATGATGGGGAGGGTGAATTCCCATAGCAAATGTTTCTTGCCCTCGCGTTGCTTCTCGATGGTGGCGCGGTGGATCGGCAAGCCGGTCTCGGTCTTCTTGTCACAAATCGTTTCAAACTTGATGGTAGTTTCGAAGTCGGCGGTCAGACTGCCGTGGCCGCGTGGCGTTCCGCTGCCGTTTTTAGGCATGTGGTGGACGAGGACCACCGAGGAATTGAAACTGTCCTGCAGCATCATCAGACGCTTGCGGACCATGGACACATCGGCGCTGGCGTTCTCGTTCATGCCCGGCGCCAGGGCGGACAGCGTATCGATGACGATCAGGATCAGCCGCGCGGTGTACCGCCGGCAGATCTTGCCGATCTCCTCGATCAGCGCCACGGCGTCGGCGTCGTCATGGAAGAAGTCCGGCCGCTTGGTCATCAGCACAAACGGCAGCGGGTCCGAAGGCTCCAGGCTGTGCTGGATCGAATAGGCGACCTTGCGCTTCGAAAATCCCTTGCCAGCTTCGGCGGCGACATAGATCACAAGGCCAGGCTCGACGTTGTGTCCCGTGAACTTGATATTACGTGCGATGCACAATGACATATCAAACATCGCAAAGCTCTTGCCAGACCCGCTGTCGCCGAAGGCAAGGGTGATCTCACCGAGCGGGAGCACGTCCTCGATCGCCCATCCATAGGCCGGAGAACCGGCGGCGCCGATCTCTTCCCAGGTTATCGCGCCGAATTTTGAGACGAACGGCTTGCCGTGATCGAAGTCGATATCATCGGCCGCGCCAACGGCGCGGCGCTCGCTCAACGCAAACAGATATTCGGCAACCTCGTCGACCGCGATATGCATATCCGCATCAGCGATCAGCCGCGCCACGGTGGCGGCGGCGCTCTTCTCACCGCCGAGTCCCGCGACCAACGTCTCCATGGTGGGCGGGCTATCAATATCGTAGGCGCGGATCAGCAGATCATAGATGACGCGGTTCAGCGGATCATGCAGGTCATGCGGCCGGACAACGTCCATGGTCTCGGTGATCGCGCCCGGCTTGTTCAGCAGATAGCCAAGCATTTGCTCTTCGGCGTGGTGGTCGGCCAATACCGCACCGCCTCCGTCGAACAGGTCGCCGTTCAGATCGCTTGGCGCGCGTTCCAAAACCATGGTCATTAAAATTACGGGTGGTCATCAAGGCGCTGCAATGAGTAGATGGAACCGCGCCCTCGCGTGGACACGATCCTTTGCTTGACGGTAGCCAGCCGCTTATTGGCGTTGCATACGGTCACGACGACCGACTGCTGCGCATACTCCGGGCTCTTGCAATTGGCATAGACCTGGTTGACCAAGTCGGCGACCGCAATGCCACTCTTGGCGCGGCGCACGATGTCCCAGATCCTAAATTCCATCGTGCTCAGCTTGACTGGCGCCACCTCACTGATGGTTCCAGCGCCATTGCAGCATGGACACACAATCAACATCACGCGGCTCCGAACAGCGGCATCGGCAGGACGGCAAGCTTAGGTTCAAGAAGTGAGCACATGTATGACCATGTTGCCAGCGCGTCGGCTTCGTTGTCGTCGGAAACTTTCCAACCCATCTTGCCGCATTGATACTTCGTAAGTTTCTTAGCGACGTCGCGCGGCGGATTACCGCCGATGAAATGCAGACGCACCGCCTTGGTGTCGGCCTTGTACAAATCGTGAATGCCGCTGTGATAGGCCACGGCACCGATTACCGCCGGCAATCCATAGAGCAGAGTCGTGGTGTTGATGTTGGTGGTGCCGCGCTTGAACGATGCCGCGAGCGGGGCTTCCCACACCACGATATTGATCTGCCGAACCGCAAGCAGTCCTCTCATCCAGTTCATTGCACCTGCGAACACCGCCTCATGCGATGCGCCGGATGATGCGAAGCGGATCGTGCCGTGGTCCGGTGTGCCGCCGGGCTCGCCGAAAGACCAGCCGGAGACCGAGGCCAGATCAAGGGCGAGCACGGATTTCATGATTTCCTGAAGCCAGCGTTACGATTTACCCATTGCGCGCCATCTGGAACGAAAACGGTCTCTACTCGATTGCAGCGGGTGCAAATCTGCTTGTCGACGTAATCTTGCAATTCCGCCATGGTCGCAAACTGCGACCCAAGGTGACAGGGCTCACCCGTGTGTTTCGAATAGAGAACGATCGCATATTTCATCAGGCCGGCTCCGTTTCCTTCAGCTCCGGCTTTTGCTCCGCTTCCATCGCATGAAGCACCGCCATGGCTTCCTCGTACCGTTCGGCGGTAAGCTCCTTAGCCTTCTTCATGCGCTGGAGCTTTGCTTTCACGCACTGGCGATCTTGCTCTGACTCCAGATCAGCCACTTTTACAGCGGAGGCGCTGTTGTGCTTGCCGTTGTGCACAATCGCCAGCCACAGACCGCGCCGGGAAAACTCCTGGAATAGACGGGAGAGGCGATTACGAACGCGCCTCTTATTGTCGATGGTATTCGCACCGAGAACCGTGGCGAGCTTGCCGATGCCAACCCATTTCTTCTGCGCGTTCAAGATCACCCAATCGGCCATCAGCCCATCATTCCAGCGACCGGTCGAAATCACTTGCCTGGTGCCGATAGTCGCGAGTGCTGGCTTGGTGCGCTCGGTGATCTTCGTCACCGACGTGTTATCCTTGCCTTCCATGGTGGTAATCTTTCTGGGCTATGCGTGCTGCTTCAACCGATCACGCACTCGGTTGAGACGCGACATCGCGTCTCGTGATCCGCCTTTGTCGGGATGGAGTTCGCTGGCTAATACCTTAAAGCCGATATCGATAAGCCGAAGTGCGAGCTTTCTCTCTGCGTCGCGCTCTTGTGCTCTGGTAAGTTCTGCTTCGCGCAACCGATGTGCTTCGCGCCGGGCACGCTCCGCGATGTCATCGACTGGCGCGGTCCACTCACGCGCGACGCGTCCGCTTGATGGAACGTCACGTCCGAGACCTCGGCGTTTGAAATCATCGAGACTTGTGAAGGGCTTAGAGACAGGGATGGCCCTCTGCACACCGTAACCAGTTGATTCAGCGAGCTTAATGTAAAGTGAAGCCGAATCTTTCCCTAAGTTGAAATTCAGCTTGGTCCATTCGTAAAGCTCGCCGGGCTTTAAATTGCTTCCGTCGCGGGCCTCGATCATCTTGGCACCGGCCGCAATGCGGTATGGCATGCTGGCTTGCACCGCTGCTTCATGTTCTTGCTGCAAATCATCCTTGATGAGTGGTACAAGCACATTCAAAGGCCGCGCGACTTGCCTTGGCCCCTCGTCATGTGTGACTACCTGCGACATGGTGTGTTCCCTTCCTTATTTTTGCGCATCACGCACCTGCCGACAGCTTGACCTTCTCAATCGCTGCCAAGCCCAACGGCAGCGATCCGAAATCCCCCAGCTTTTCCATCAGCATTTCCAGCTCGGAACGCTCATCGTTTTCCAGATCCGTTGCCAGCCCATCGATGCGACGTTCCAGCTCGCGTTCCTTGACGATCAGCTTCAGCAGCTTTTGCGAGATGCCGCGCTCCGATGCGCGCTCGTAATCGCCCTTCATCGACTCGCGGATGCGCCGGCATTTCAGCATGTAGGCGCCTTTTTCGCTGGCCAACTCGACGAACCGATCTTCGATGTCGCGGACGGCGCGCTGCACGTCTTCGGATTCGGGCGCGTTGGTGACTTCGTTTGCCTTCTTGGCCATGGTGGTTTCCTATTTCTGGATGAGCGGGCGATCGTGGAGATCCGGGCGGATCATGTAGGCCGGGCGGCCGGTGGCGCGCATGACGTCGAGTACCCGCGCCGCCGGCACGCGGCGCCAGGAGCGCACCGACTCCGGCGAAAGGCCGCACTGCAAAGCGACGGCGTTCCAAAGATCTTTACGGGCGATGTAGCGCATCGTGATGTCGGCGCGCTGCCGTGGGCGAGGCGTGACCGCATCCATGGTTTCCTCCGTGAAATGGTGCGCGGATCGCTATCGGTATCGAAGCGCCGGCTTCTGGGTCAAGCACCTTGAGGTACTAAGTAGGGGCAAAGTTGCTGAAACGCTTTTCATTTCAACGCGATAAGAAAAATGAAGGTGCCAAAGCGGCTCGCGTTACAGCGTTACAAGGCCGGGCGTTACAAGAAATCTTTCGGCTGTAACGAAAATGATGGCACGCAAAATGCTACGCGCACGCGCGCGGCTCTTAGATACTCTAACCATTAATGTTGTTTTTCTTAATGGTGGTTGGCCCTGGTTCCGGAGCTGACGGAAACTCCCGATTAAATCTCCGCCGCAATGTAACGCGAAATAAATCCGGCCTTCGGCCGTTGCCAGATCACGAAATCCGGCGCAGAAATTTTACATCCCAGCTCGCCCGGAACAGCAGCATGAGCGACCCGAACCAGGTGCTTGCCGATATTGCCCGCAATCTTGCTGACGCTCTCTTGGCCAGGGCCAAGAGTCGATCAGCCGAGGATCAGAAGCTGGTTCTTGCCTTGCAAACGGAACTTGTCGCTGAGGCAAAAAAAGAACCGAGAACGGGCGAGCAGAGTCAGGTTTGACACACGACAGATTTGAAAACTTAGTTCACACTGCCTTCCTCTCCACACGTCTAACCAGGGTTCCCAAATGGTTGTTGTCCGACGCTGGAACAGCGGTCCTATTCGCATGTCTGGATGGTACGACGGTGTGCCGATCTCGGTGTATCATTCCGCACAGATCACGGCGGAACCTTCGGTATCCTCTTCCGGACTCCGCATGCTGTGGCGCAAATCGCCGAAGCATTTCTACGCGGAATGGCCGTTCAATCCGCAGCGCGAGGAGGACGACGAGGAGGAAAGCAAGGCTTTCGTCCTCGGTCGCGCCGCGCATCATCTATTCCTCGGTGAAGATAATTTTGGGCTCGAATTCATCCAGCGGCCGGAATTGTTGGGCGGCATCAAATGGCACGGCAACCGGCTGGATTGTCAGGCTTTCCTGAAACAGCAGGCCAGTGCCGGGCGCACCGTGCTCTCGCCGGGCGACATCAAGATCATCAAGGGCATGGCAGCATCGCTGTCTCAAGAGCAGATGGCAAAGGATCTGCTGCAGGGACCGGTGGAGCAGACGCTGATTGCGCAAGATCCGGAGACCGGCCTGTGGCTGCGCGGGCGGCCCGACGTGATCCCCACTGCGGACGGCATGTTCGCGGATCTCAAAACCACAATGAGCGTGGTCGACATCGATCTGAAATCGACGCTGCGCAGCTTTGGCTACCACATGCAGGGCGCGCTGATCTGGGAACTGTGCGAGATGCTTGACCTGCCGTTCGATGGCTTCGTGCTCGTCTTCATCGAGAAGAAGCGACCGTATTGCTGCCGCGTCGTCGAGATCACCGACGATGATCTTGGCCGTGGCCGGCTGCAGAACCGCGCCATGATCAGGCTGGCTGCGAAGTGCATCAAGGAGCGGTCCTGGCCCGGTCCCGGCAAGGCCGATGCCGAGCTGTTCTCGATCCCGAAGAGCGAACAGGAATACATCGATGCCCGGCTGGCAGCGTTGGAGGCGGCGTGATGGCAGCATTGGACCAGATCGAACAGCGGATTGATCGCGTCGTTACCGGCGGCATCGAGATCTCCGATGAAGGTTCCGGCATCGAAATTCGCCGCCTGATCGATGCGATGGAAGTCGCGAAGCTGATGGCGATTTCAGAGCAGGCGATCCCGCTGTACATGCGCGGCAAGCCCGGCATTTGCTACGCGATGGTGGTGCGTGCGGTGCGCTGGCGCATGGACCCGTTTTTCGTCGCCGAGCAATCTTACATCGTCAAGAATCCCAAGACCGGCGAAGAGAAGATCGCGTTCATGGCGCAGCTCATCATCGCCGTGATCAATGCGCGCGCGCCGTTGCAGAAAAAGCTGTGGCCCGTCTACGACGGCGAGGGCGAGGCGATGAAGGTCACGATCTACGGTTTGCCGAAGGGACAGACCGACACGCTGGACTACGAAACGCCGACGATCAAGGAGCTGATTGCCATCAAGGGCCGCAATGACTACGGCAACGTCAAGGGCTCGCCGCTGTACGACAATGACCCGAAGCAACAGCTCTGGTACTACGGCGCGCGCGGCTTCTGCCGCCGGCATTTCCCGGAGGTGCTGGCAGGCGTCTACGACGGCGATGAGATCGAACAGATTGAGCCGAAGGACGTCACCCCGGAAAAGCTGACGGTGGCGCAGCGGCTGAAAGGACAGAAACGAATTGCGTCTTCGCGCGGCTTCGATCATGAGCACGTCGCGCGGGAGACCGAGGGACCAGGCGGGCCGCCCCCGGCCGCTGGTGCCGATCCGAGCGGTGATGCGTTCGGACCGAGCGAGGCCGCGCCGTCCGCCAGAAAGTCCCCCGACTCCGTGGCGGACGGCGCCGTTCTTTCATCGTCAGCGGGAGGGTAAGCGATGCTCGCACACCCAGCAGCAAGCCTGTTTCCAGCGCTGGACGAGGAGTCGTTCCAGGCGCTGAAGCGGGACATCAAAACCAACGGCCAGATCTCGCCGATCATCGTCGTCGGCGCGCAGATCCTTGATGGCTGCAACCGCAACCGCGCTTGCACTGAGCTTGGCATTGCGCCGATTGCGGAGGAATGGGACGGGCGGTGCGGTTCTCCGCTTGCCTTCGTGATCTCAAAGAACCTCAAGCGCCGCCATCTCGCAACCTATCAGCGCGCCATGATCGCGGCCCGTCTTTCCAACCTGGAGAAGGGCCAAGCCGCTGCTCATGCGCAGAAAAAAGCAGATGTAGCAAATGAGCCATTTGCTGCACTGAGCATGGAGAAGGCGGCGGAGCTGCTGAATGTCTCCAGGGTGTCCGTGGTCCGGGCGCGTTTGGTGATCCGGATGTGCTCCGCCGAGGACGTGAATGATGTGGAGATCGGGAAGGTGTCGCTGCAGCGCGCCTACAACGCGATCAAAGCCAAGCGGGTGCCTTCGACAAAAAGCAAGAACGCGCTCGCGACGGTTGGAAGGAACCCGGAGCGGATCGAGCGCACCCGGCTGCGGAATGCTGTCTGGCGAAATGTCCGGACGGCGCTGATTGCATTGACCAGTCTGCCGTTACCCGCCGACGCGGCAAGGCTTGCCAAGGAAATGGACCGCCAAAAACTCATCCACAACAAGTTGCCGGGTGCGCTGGCTTGGCTCAAGGAGTTCGCGAATGTCTGTAATGGAAAAACTGCGGACGCAGCAGCAGAACAGCAGCGGCGCGACGAAAGCCGAGACCGAGCCGAAGCCGCCGAGTGAAGATTTCAATCCGGATCTACCAAAATCCGGAGGTATCGAAACCGACCTTGGTAACGGCCAGAAGGTTTGGGCCGGCTATGTCGGCCCCGAAATGGCCACCAGGATTCTGGAGATCAACCAGAACAACCGCCCGCTGCGGGACTACCATGCGGTTCGGATCTCGGAGCTGATGAAGCGGGGCCGGTGGAAGGATAACGGGCAAACCATCAAGATCGGTATCAACGGCGATGTCCTCGACGGCCAGCATCGGCTTTGGGCCATCATCTATTCGAAGTGTGTGGTCTGGCTGATCATTATTTACGGTGTGAAGAACGATGCATTCTCCACCATCGATACCATCCAGATGCCGCGAAGCGGCGCGGACGTCCTCGCGGTCAATGGCCTGGATCGCCATCGCGTGCGCACCGCCAGCGCCCTGGCCTGGCTGATCCGGTACGAGCGCGGGACGATCGAGGAATACCGCGCTCGCCAGTATCGCATTGAAAACTTCGACATTGAGAACGCCTATAGCGCCCATCCTGAGATGATCCGCGCCGTTGAGAAGGTGCGCAAGGTCGGTCCCATCATCAATGTCTCAATCCTGGCCTTCATCTATTACCTTCTGGTGAGCCGCGACTCTGATCTGGCGGCGCGCATGCTGCGGACCCTGGAGGAGCCGGCCAGCGTCTCGCTTTCTGATCCGTTCTTCCGGTTGCGGGAAACCATGATCAGCGGCGGCGCCGAGCGCCGCCGTGACCAGCTCACGGTGATCGCGCTGACCATCAAGGCGGTGAACGCGGCGCGCGAGAACAAAACCATTGAGACGTTGTCCTGGCGCGCGCAGGGCGCGCATCCGGAAGCATTCCCGCAATTCTGGTGGGTACCGTGAGGATCTTCGAACGGCAGGATGCCCGCCAGGGCGCGCGCCTGATCAGCACCTATCAGATTACGTGCTCGCGATGCGGCGTCATCGCACGGGTTAACGGTCGCATCCCGCAAGACCTGATCACCAAGAAATTTCAGGAACGGAGCTGGCACGTCGGCAAGACCGAGGCGGAGGATCTTTGCCCGGACCATGTCAGGCGAATTCCGAATGGCCGCGACATCGAGAGGAGCGCCGCCGATCGGGTGATCACGACCATGAAGGCTTTCGAGGATGCCTTGACCGCGTATTCGGCAATCGAAGACGTCAATCCGAAATCCTGCGCAACCGTCGTTGCAGAGCTTGAGGCGTTTCAGACTCGCGTATTTGGCAACCCAAACTGAGGAGGACACGATGAGCGTCGACAGTACATCGGACCAGCGGACCATCAACAACACCATGCGCCATCAGTACCGCATACTGAGCGACGCGGAGAAACTGAGCATGCAGTCCATCAAGGATCTCGGTCTGCAGTTCCACGGTCTGGTAGACGGGCTGGGCAACAGCCGGGAGATCTCCCTGGCCAAGACCAAGATTGAAGAGGCTGTCATGTGGGCCGTGAAGCACATCACCGCTTGAACGAGTAGGACGGCGATGCACCATGGTTGCGGCATACAAACTGAAGAAGCGGATCGACGACGCGAAGCTGGTGCGGTTGTGGGTCACGCGCATGAAGGACCGGGATATCGCCGAGGCTCTGGGGCACCATGTCAGCACGCTGCGCCGTCGCGCCGTGAAGCTTGGCCTGCCATCGTGTCGGCGCTCGCTTTGGAAAGGGGAGGACCGGCCATGAAGATCCTGCGACGCAGACCGCTGCAAAAGCCCATCATCCTGGCGGCCGGCGACAAGCTGATAATGAGCTACGTCGAGATTGACGGCGTGGTGCGCACCGAGCGGGTGACTACCTTCGCGGTGATCAGCCCGCACCGGAGTATTCGGGTGGAGGAGGCGGTGCTGGTCGAAGGCGAGGTGGACGGGCGGTATGCGATCGGCGGGCTGGTGATCGAGGCGTCGCCGAGTATGGCGGATCTGCAGGCGGATGCCACGGCGGCGATAGCGATCGATGCGCGGCGGCACGCGACGAAGCTAAAATCACGTTGAAATGGTATCCCGGAACGGGAAACCGGGCTTGTCTAAAACTAGACTCTCTGATAACCTTTGGATGATTTGCAATGCGTGTCCGAATCCCATCTCCTGAAACTGTTACGATTGATACCCCGTTCCGTCTGGAGATCGCTGCACAATTGGCTTTCCCGGACGGCAGCATGGGGGTGGCAGGGCTTCGCAAGGAAATCGCAAGGGGCCGGTTGCCGGCCGAAAAAATCGCCGGGCGAATGTATGTCACGCTTCGCGGCATCGAGGAGATGAGAAGACAATGCCGAGTATCACAAAGCGCAAGCGCGACAAGTCCGCCATCAGAACCGCCCGGATCGACACCGAACAGAGCCGGTACCCCTACCTCGCTCTGCGGCAACCGCGACGGGCCGGAGGACAAGCCCGATATGTCATCTTCCACCTCGACGCCAACGGAAGAAGACAAGAAATTGGCACTGGCGCATTTGATGGACAACTTGAACTCGCACAAAAAGCCTTCGACTCCTTCAAGGCAAAAAGCCGCGCCCCGGCGGCCTTCGGCGACGGTAAGCCCAATCAAGTCCTAATCACCGATGTCTTGTCATATTATGCCAGCCGAAAAATCGGCAGCGACAATTCTGATGCGGTTGTCCGCGCCGACACCGCAACGGCGGCACTAAAGAACCTGGGGGAGTTTTTCGCGCCTTATACCGTGGCCGAACTTACCCCGGATTTGGCGCAAGACTATGTGCAATGGCGCATCCGGCTTGGTGATCGGCGCGGCTCGAACAAGTGGAAGAAGCGCGAGGCCACGCCGCGCTTGCTCAAGCCGTCCACCGCCTGGAATGACGTTCGGTTTCTCAATGCCTCCCTGTACAAGGCATGGGAAAACAAAAAGCTCACTCATCAGATCTGCGTGACGCTGCCAACGGAGGCATTCTCCGACAAACGGGAACGGGCGCTCACGGTTAACGAGTCTGCACGCCTGGTTCTGGCTGCGCTGGGTTGGGATTTCAGGACTGGCAAGCGCGATTATGGCGTAACTGCCAACGGTCACCCCTGCATTAACCGGCCATTGGCCCGCTTCATCTTGGCCGGCATTCGAACCGGGACACGCAAGGAGCGTTCGTTACGCCTTCAATGGGTGCAGAATTTCCAAGGTGGTTGGATTGACCTCGACAAGGGGATTCTGCATCGCAAGGCGCCGACCGAAAAGGACACCACCAAGCGCGCGCCTTCGATGGCGCTCCCTCGTGGCCTCTGGTCGATGATGCGACGCTGGCGCACGTTGAGCACCCGATTTGTATTCGAACAGAGCGGGGGGCGTCCCTTCAAGGATCTCGATACCGCCTTCGCCAATGCCTGCATTCGCGCTGGTTTGTCAGTCGATCGAGACGATCCGACAAAGGTAACCCCACACACCTTGCGCCATACCTGCGTTACCCAAATGCTCGATCGCGGGATGACCTGTTGGGAAGCCGGGCAAGCGGTTGGCATGACTGCGCAAATGGTTGAGCTACGCTATGGCCACGGCTCGCTTGCACAGCAGCGCGCGGCCCTGGAGCGCGTCGATGGCAGAGCCCCGAATGTTCTGTCTCACAGCCGTCTCACAGAAATGCGGAAAAGAGGGTGAACAAACATGAATTTCTGGGTACGCGCAGTGAGCGAAATCAAATACTTAGCTATTTCCGGTCCTCCTATCTGGAGTAGCTGTTTGCGTGTTTTCCCCTATAATTTAAGGGGTTTGCGTTTTCCGTCTCACAGCCCGTCTCACAGAATTCAAGCGTCCCACAGGCACAATGCGCAGAAACCCTTTATTCCCAGGGGTTTCTTGAATTTTTGGCCTGTCCCACAGTCGTCTCACAACGTCCCACAAGGGCATTAAACGCAACACGGCGCCGTGGGTATCAGCCACGGCGCCGTGTCTAACCACGGCAACCGTATGGAGCGGTCACAATGGCTGATGATACTTCTGCAACGATAATCCAGTTACATCAACCCAAGCGTCCCAAAACGGCGGCCGAACGCGGTCGAGCGTTCAGGCAGCGCCAGCGCGAGAAAGCCGGCAAGATTGTGCGGGAAAAGGCGCTGCCGCCAGCCGTTCGCCCCACGAGCGAGCCGTTCGCGAACGTCCCGAACGCGAACGCGAACGGGGCGAACGTTCTCCGAACGCCATCACGCCGTTCGTTCGGTGCCGTTCTGTTGACCGTCGCCGCGTTCGGCCTGGGGCTGGTCGGGATCACCATGAACGGGTGGTTTGCGCGGTCCCTGGGGGCCACCGAGACGGCTGGCTACCTATTCCTGGCCATTGGTGTCGCGGCTGATCTTGTGGCCTTGGCGGTGCCATCCGTGGCCGCCAAGGCGTGGCAGGCTCGCCAGCGGGCTACAGCGGCGGCTGGGTGGCTCGTTTGGGCCGTTACGTTCGCGTTCGCGATCACCGCCGGCATCGGGTTCGCCAGCGTCAATATCAGCGACGTGGCGCTGCAACGTTCGGCGCGGATTACCCCGGCCTTGTCGGCGGCTCAAACGGCCCTGGCCGATGCCATGGCGGCCAGAGATAGAGAATGCAAGGGCGGCGTTGGCCGGTTCTGCCGCGAACGGGAACAGGGCGTTGTTGCCGCTCGGTCCGGGCTCGATACCGCCATGGCCTCGGTAGCGTCGACCGCCGACCCGCAGACCGAGGCGGCGATTCGGATCGTCGCCTGGGTCAGCCGGGGAGCGCTCAACCCCTCCGGTAATGACTTTGGGATGCTGCGGCTGATCCTCTTGGCATTGTTGCCGCAGGTTGGTGGAATCCTGCTCATGGTCGGGCGCAACTCACAGAAGGGAGCCCACTCGTGACGGAAATCAGCGAAGCGACAATCCGCGATCTGACTGCGGCGATCGACCGACTTTGCGACGTCATCGGTGGTCGGCGCCAGGAGCGAGTGTTGATCAAACGCGCCAAGCGGCCGGGAAAGGATCGCACGGGCGCGGAGCGCCAGCGCCGATACCGTGACAGACTCCAATACCGGGCCAAAAATGGCGGCGGATCACCGGAGAGCATTGGGATTGTGCCGATCGACTAGCCGCAGATCCTGCTGTTGGTGCGGCGCACGACCACATGAAAACCATCGTGAAATTTTGCTAATATAAAATTTCACGGAATCGGCTGTGGGGATGGCTGTGCAAAGCAAACATATCGGAAGACTGATCTATCTGGGACGGGTGATTCGGCACCTAACTGCCGACGAAGTGGGCAGGCGCTGCAATGTTACGCGGAGCCGGGTCTATCAATGGGAGCAGCAGGACTTTATCCTGCCGAAGAACCTGGCACCGCTATCCGCCGCGCTGGGATTGCCGCTTCGAACCCTGGAGCTGGCGAACGGTGCTAAGCCGAAGCGTCAAAAAAATCTGCATTTGTCCAAAATTAGACAAGCCCGATTGGTACGCCGATCGTTCAGCTTGTATTACGTAATGAGAAGGGGAATTGCATGGGAACCTCTAAGAAACATATTGGCGAACTGATCAAGAGCAAGCGGGTGTTGCTGAATATGTCTGCGGATGAGGTTGCGGAGGCCTGCAATGTGTCCCGCAGCCGGGTCTATCAATGGGAGCAGGCGCCCTATGTCATGCCGAAAAATCTGCGGGCATTGTCGACGGTGCTGCAGATCCCGCTGGAGCGCCTGGAGGCTGCAAATGGGAGTCGACCGGAATGAGACTGATTCGCGTCGTCGCGCCGCATTTCGTCGCCGGTTTCGAGACCGATGGCATTGTGCGGCGCACTGCACCGATCTTAAAAAATATGCTTGGCATGACCGACGAACAGGGTCGCCGCTTCATCGCCATGATGAAGAAGAAGGGGTGGAAGGCCTCGGTCGTTCAGTTGACCGTCCCGTCAATGTCCCAATCGCCAGCCTCGTGATAGAGGTCGGCGTTGACTTGGACCATGGACCGCATGTTCTCAATCCAGAATTCGATCACGCCCTCTCGAATTTCCGGGTGATGCCCGGCGAAGAATAGCGACACCACCTCGATCAGCGTCGCGCCGACGAGCGTCGCATCCTTGCCGCGCAAGAGATTCCCCACCTCTATGGACAGCTCCCGGACCTCTTCTGTCGTGGGCATTTCTCCAAGATCGGTCATTGGTCTTTCTCCCCGTGAATGAGCCGCAGCAGCGTTGGCGCTACGATGATTTGGGTGCCGTGCAGGTAGTGAATCATTCCCCCTCTGCGAAATTTGTTGAGGTGCCGATTCACCTGGGTTCGGCTCGTGCCGATCATTTTCGCCAGATGTTCTTGCGTGATCGCCGAATCAATTCGTCGGCTCGGTCCGCCTTCAATGACATGGGACAGATCCAGAAGCTTCTTGGCCAGCCGCTTTTCGATCGGATGCAGCATGAAATGTGCTCTTTCAGCTTCGCTATCGCTCAATCGGCTGCTGAGATAGGTAAGGAAGAGTTGCCTGAATTCCTCCTTATTGAGTGCCTTGACCATGGCGTCGCGGGTGATTTCCGTGACCACGCACGGCTCCATGGGGGTGACGGTGGTGCTCCGAGGGATTCCATCGGTGGCGCCATTCCCGAAAAAGGTGCCGGCCTCAATCATTCCAACAATGGCCTGATCGCCGGTTTCTGAGGTGATGGTCTCTGCCGCACTGCCGCGCTGCAGGTAATAAACATGTCCCGCCGGCTCACCTTGTTTGAATATATTGGCACCTTTCTTGTAAAGAAGTACTGTTCTACCTTCACCGGCTTGCTCCAAAAACGCTTTGGAATCGAACGCAGCCATAATCGCGCAGCCTTTCACTCAAAAATGAGGGGATGAGGGGCCTTGTGGGTGAACCCCCTTAAGGTGTTATTCGATAATTATTAGCGCGGAGCTTGCAATATCGATTGTCTTTATTTAGACTTTATTGAAGCCCGTGAAAAGAGCATGTCAGTTTTCGCACACGGTTGGGTGGAATGGGCGAAATCGCATTTAAGAATGGCGATAAGGTGCTGATCTGCAACGGGACAAAAACGATTCTCGGTGAGGTCGCGATGACTTCCAAAGATTCGGTCTCGGTATTAATTTTTTTTGATGGCATGCTAGGTGGGCACCTCGGTGCCATGCCGATCATGCGCTACGATCGCGCGCTCGGCATCTATCGATCTATTATTGATGGTACCGAGGTCACCTTGCGGCAGGTTGCCGCGATCAAACGGGAGGATGGGAATGGTGAAGCAAGTTGAGACCCGCGATCGATATCGCATCCACGGCGAAACCACGCTGGAGCAATTCGGGCATGTGCTCGCGCAATTGACCAAGCTCGGACTGGAAAATGTCGGTTACGAATTGATTACCGACGTTGCCAAATTCAAAGAGCGCAAGGAACGCAGAGTCCATGACGTGCCGGGCCACGAATACGCCAAGGAATTCATCAAGGACAATCCGACCTTTCAGGTCAATTCGCTGGTCAAGTTTTTCGAGGCTAATGGCCGCAGTCCCGGCGCCGCCTATACCGGAGTGCGTGATCTGCTCGGGTTGAAATTTCTTCGGAAGCTCGGCCCTGGCAGCTATCAGCTTTACAACATGAAGGCGCTCCCGGCGCCGAAGAAAGCGGCGAAGCCCTCGGCGAAGGTCAATGTGGCGCCGAAGTCGACCAAGGTGAAATTGGCGTCGCCAAAGTTCAAGCGCACGCGGATGAAGGTTCCTCATAGGTTCTACGCTGTCAGCAACAAGGATTTCCTGCTCGGTCTCCTCAAGGGCAAAACAGATCTCAATATCTCGGTGGTCAACGACTATTTCGTCAAAGATGGGCGTCCGATTAAGTCGGCCGGATCGCTGATGACCCAACTTGCGCAACTGGGATACTGCAAATCGCTCGGCGGCGGGCATTGGAAAGTTCTTGCCAAGGCGCAGAACGTCAAGGGCTCGATCACCGTGAAGCGCGAGAATCGGCAACAGGTAAACGGCGTTGACGTGTCGCCAGCGCCAACCGCAGTGGAGGAGATCGCCAATGGCTAAAAAGGCAAACGGCCAAGGACGGGGGCACAATTCGGGGAGTCTGTGGCTGCGCCGTAGTTACAATTTCATCGACAAAGATCCGGAGATCGATCGATTCCGCACGCTTTGGCAACGGGAGCACATCAAGGAGACCGACCTTGCGGTGCTCGCCGGACTCGCCTCCTCGACGGTCGGAAACATGTTTGGCGGCAAGACGCGCCGACCGCAGCATGCCACCTTTGCCAAAATGGCCGGTGCCTTAGGCTACAAATACGACCTCGTGCGCGATGAGGCGCCGGATTACGAAAAGGAGATTCCTAAAGCAAGGCAACAGCGCAAAGCGCATTGGGAAGCGCTGGCCAAGAAGCGGGCGAAATAGCCGATGTCGGGCAAGAAGCGAGATCCTACAGACTTCCAACCGAGATCCATGACGGAGCTTGACGTCGTGATTGCAAATCGGATTCGGGTGCGCCGCGTCGAATTGGGGATGTCCCAGACAGACCTCGGTCAAGCGCTGGGTGTCACGTTCCAGCAGATCCAGAAATACGAGAAGGCCGTCAACCACGTATCCTCCTCGCGGCTGCATCTGATCGCAGAAACACTGGAGGTGCCGCTGTCGTTTTTCTACGACGATGACGGAACCCGCAACGGTCGCGTCATTGCGAGCCTGCTCAATCATGATACGACGTTCAGCGTTCGGCTGTTGCGAGCTTACGGCAGGATTCCCGACGTTGCCCTGCGGCACCTGGTCGTGACCCTGATGGAAGCAATGGCGGAAAGTTCGTCGCTTACTCCGGTCGAGACGAAGCGACCCACGAACGGGAGACGTTCCGGCTCGGAGTGAGACCCCGGACCATGGTTTTCGCTTGCCATGCGGAAAACTGGGGAGAGCCATGGTCCGGGGACAAGTTTCAGCGGTGTGCCTTGTCGGAGAGGCGCCTTGCCCGCTGAAGTGGCCAGGGGCGGGTTGAGATCGCGACCCTCGGTAACGACCCGCCCCTGGACAAAAGAGGACAGAATCATGAATGAAATCGAAATCGGCGACGGCGAAGAAGCGGAATTTATCGTCTGTTCGCTGCTATCTGACCCGCTGATCCTGTCTGACAACATCATTTCGGTGTGCTGCAAGTGCGGCGAGCTGATACAGCACCGCCCGCATATCCCGAAGGGACTGCGAACGGTCTGTATGCCGTGCATGATCCCGGACATGAACAAAGAAGCGGCCAAGGGCGACCTGCAGGTGGTGATCACGCCGGAGACGGCAGAAGATCTTCGCGTCTACTTCCGCAAGAAAAATGCGAATTGAGGAACAAATGGGAAAACTGAATCAGATCATCGCCATCGAGAAGGGCGTCAAGTCGCGCGTCTATGGCGAGATCACCGAGATTTACAAGGCGGTGCAGAAGCCGGCGCTCTTCAATGGCTTCGCCAAAACCTACCTCAAGAAGGACGATGACGGCGAAGATCTGCCGCCGGAACGGCAGCGGGTTCAATACGTTGTCAAGGATATCTTGAACGCGGTCTCGCGGCTATCGACCGAGCTGGTTGCGGTGACCGCGCGCAAAGACTGGACCAACTGCGAGGCCAAGGGATCGGTCGAGGTCGATGGCGCGGTGCTGATCAAGGATGCGCCGGTTCCGTTCCTGCTCTTCCTCGAAAAGCAACTGACCGACCTGCGCACGTTCGTGGTGGCATTGCCGATGCTGGACGAGGCGGAAGCCTGGGCGCTGGATCAGAATTCCGGACTGTACAAGACCGATGCCAGTTCGACGCACCGCACCAAGAAGCTGCAGAAGCCGATTGTGCTCTATGACGCGACCGACAAGCACCCTGCACAGACGCAACTGATCGTCGAGGACATCATCGTCGGGTTCTGGAACACGGTGAAACAAAGCGGCGCGATCCCGAAGCCGGACAAGCAAGCGCTGCTGGGCCGGGTGGAAAAGCTTCTTAAGGCGGTGAAGGTCGCGCGCGAGGCTGCGAACATGCAGGACGAGGTCGAGACGCCCGACATTGGCGCCGCCGTGTTCGGCTATCTGCTGGGGGGTTAAAGAACAAGCTCAGCCTTGTCGTGAATCTGAGGTGGTTGTGGTCTGCGAAAGCGTGAAGGTTCGAATCCTTCTCCCCGCACCATTGGGTGGGGATGCCGGAACGGTAGACGGGGATCTCCGCCAAAAATGAATCTCAGGCTCTTCACAGCAATCTGAGTATTGCCGCGCTGGCCATATCGATGTGCATCGAGATCAAAACGACAGACGTTAGTTCGAACCTGACCGGGACCGCCAAACCTTTATGGTCCCGTAGCTTAGTGGAAGAGCGGTCGTTATTAATCTGACCCTGATGCATTAAACGCCGATGGTTGGGTGAAGTCGCGGTGTAACGCCGGGGGCATCATAGGCTATGGTGTCCCCGGCACCAATTCGGGGAATGAATGCTTTCGCTCTGGACCATCTACGATCATCCGACCGACTACCCGGACAACTTTGTGGCGCGTGAGTTCCTGCTGGACAAACCGACCGACAATGTCTTGATTGCGAATTCTCTCGAACAATTGCGCGAGGCGTTCCGCCGCGCTGGCCTATGCTGCATTACCCGGCATCCCAGCGATGATGCCAAGATTGTGGAGACCTGGCTGTGAAAAAGCCGACCGAAGAGCAGTGGCGACAAATCGGCTCGGTCTGCATCGCTGCGATCTGCATCGGGTTGGCGGTATTCGTCGAGAATCGATGGGTTGCGCTGGCGAATGCCTTCGGTGCCGGAATCAATGTCGGTGGGATGGTCTACGGCATCATGATCGACAGGCTCAAGCGGGCGTTTGATCAGGTTGTCGCCAACTACAACGAAATGAGCGAACTAAATAAGGCGCTGATTCAAGATCGCGTCATCCTCCATTTCGATCGCAACAATCCGCCGCCGAGTCCGTCCGATGTCCGCCGCACCCTCAACTAAGACCGGTTCCCCGGTGATCGGAACTATGGAGCGCTGGCTTGCCGGCGAGTCGGTGTGGACCCATGACAAAATTCTCAAGGAATGGGGACCAAACTTTGAGATGTATCGGCGGCGCTGGAACCGGGGAGATTTCAGCCTCAACCTTGGCGTGGAGCGATTCCAGTTGCGCGATGAATGGATCGAAAAGTTCGGTTTCGCGATTCCCTGCGCCGAATTGCTGGACGAACTGGCGAGGGCCGCGCACGTAATCGAGGTTGGCGCCGGTTCTGGCTATATGACGCGGCTAATGCGCCATCGCGGCATTCGTGTCACCGGTAGCGACCCTTGCCATGGTGATCATGGTTTCGAGACGGGCGCGCATGACGATGAGCAGGTTAAGGCATCGGGAAAGACGATGGTGCGCCGGTATCCACGGTCAACTGTGTTCTGCTCGTGGCCGACATTACGCGCAACATGGTTCCGGCAAATGCTGAAGGCTATGGGAATAGGTCAGCGCCTCGTCGTGATCCGCGAAGGCGCGTGTGCCGAAGAGTCGGCGTGGCAGTATCTTGATGACTGTTTCGATGAAACTGCAGTCATCGATATCCCGGCATTCGCCTTCATGCACGATTACGCCTCGGTGCACGTCAAGAAACGGCAAACCAATGGCAATGGATGACGAATACCTGATCTGGTCGAACGAGCACGCCAGATGGTGGCGCGCGAACCATTGCGGCTATTCCCGCACGCTGGCCCATGCGGGCCGCTACACGCGCGAACAGGCGCTGGCGATTTGCCGCCACGCGATTCCGACCGCCGCGCACATCGGGATTATTTCGGAGATCCCGGTACGGCTGGCCGACGTCGAGGAATTCCTTGCGGGCCAAAAACTGCCGAAGGCGATCACCCATGAGGATTGGGAAAAATGACACTTATCGGATTAGTTCAATTGCCGCCGTTTCCCGAAGGGCGGGCTGAAACCGGACCGATGCAGTTCGGCGTTGACTGGCCGGGCATATTCATTCGCGGCGATGACGCACTGTCCTATGCGCAGACGCTGGAACGAACTATTGCGGCATTGCCTGCAAGCGCCTGGGCGGACCGCTCGATGCTGATGGGCCTGATGCTGGTGCTACGGTCCTGCTCGGTTGGCGACACCGGATGGCCTCCATGATCGAACTGCGCTGCAGCCGTGACCTTGCGTTGCGCCTGGGCGCGATCGGGCCGGACAATGTCGCGCACCATCGGCAATTGCGCGACGCGGGCCATTTGCTCGTGCGGGATTACCAGCTTCCGACATGGCCGCTGTTCTGGCCATGGATAGGGCCTTGTATCGAGGTCGATGCGGTCGCAAAATCCAGCGAAAAATAAGACGAGATTGTGGTATTTGAGCACTTTACAACGCTACCCCGGCGTGCAAATTTTAGTCAAATTTTAGACATCGGGGGACCAAGATGCTTGTCGCCGCCGCTATTTTGACTACATTGGCATTTGGCGCGTTTCTCGGATTCGTGTTCGCTTGTGTCTTTTGTGAGCATGCGAGACGGGCGCCGGTCGCCTTGGACGTCCAGCCAGAGCCTATCATCGTGATGTCGAGCGCGGGCCAGCCCGCGAGCGAACCTACCGCATGCGATGATATGGCTCAGATATTTCGCGACGCGGGACTCGAATTGATTGGTGGCCATTGGGCTCAGCCCAATGCCCCGTACCTAAAACGTAAGCTTTTGGTTTGAGATGAAGAAACTTTGCCCGTATACCATCGTTGCAGCCGCTGTAACGGCGGTTGATTACGTCGTTTTCATTGCGTTGATTCGGTCGATCGGAATAGCTCCGGTGACCGCTAATCTTTGCTCTTGGGCCGTCGCTGTTGTCGTGGCCTATGCCCTGCATTCGTCCCTTACTTTCCAAAAGCCGATGTCGCTGAAGGGCTTCGTTGGCTACGTTGTGGTCTGTCTCGGAACGTTAGTTTTGGGAACCTCGGTGCTCGCTATCTCGCTGGCCTATGTGACTCCAATCGCTGCTAAAATTGCATCCACCATCTTAGTTTTCACCGCGTCATTTGCGCTGTCGCAT